TCACAAAATATGTAGTTGCAATCCATTGTTAGCTTTTTTATTCTGTGCTGCGAAACCTTGGCGGCAATTTTAACGATCATCAAAGAAAATAATCCTTTGCGCCTTAAATGTGGATAAGCCCATTTGACTACAAATTTATATTTCTTTATTTCTTTAGGGCAATTTTCGTTTAACCAGGCACACCATTTTGTGAACTCTTGAAAGTGATTATCCAAATCAACTTTCTGTTCGTCGGTGGGCTTAAGAATAAGTTTGACTGTTCGATAGTTCATTGTTTATCCTTTAGCGACTTTCGACGCAATATTAAAATCCTGTATATTTTTATTTACAGAACCCAATCTGTATTATAGTCGGTAAATTGGTGATCATATGGAAATTCAAAGAAAAAGAAAATTTTGCTATCCTCAAAATCAGCTTGTAGAGCTTGTTAAAAGGTATTTTAACGAGTCGCTTCAACGTCGTGAAGATATATCTCGATTCAAGAAAAGAGCGAATTTGAAAGCTGTTTCTTTTAACAAAGATGTTTTGATACCTCAATTATATGAAAGTGTTTCTTCAGAAGATGTTGCAGCAGTGATTGACCGCATGGAATACACCGCTGTTTTTTATCAAGGAAAAACACTTTGGGGATTTTTAGTGCTAACCCTTGAGATTCTGGTTGGACACAAAGAAGCCGACAAAGGTGATTTGGTTTTATACCCAACACCAAATGAAAATCACCAGGATCTCGCTTTAAGGGTGTTTGATCTTTATTTAGAAGAACAATTAAATAAAATTGATCTTCAGCCACCTAAAGACTTGGACGACACAATGCTTTTATCACCAAAAGACTTGAATTTGGCAAGGCGCATGATGGAGGCAGACATTATATGCCACGGAAGAATATAACACCAATCAACAGAAAACCTATTGCTGGACGAATCCTAAAAACAATTGAGCGTCCCAGCAATAAAGGGCGTGGAAGAAAAAAGATTTCTATTAGTCGCGTCCAGAAAATGTTTCAAGCCGGATGCAGCGTTTCAGAAGCGTGTTCTGCACAGGCTGTTTGTAGAAAGACAATGGAAGATTTTGTCTGGGAACAAACAGGAATGAAGATTGGTGAATTTAAACAATTTTGTGCCGAGCAGGGAAACGCGACACTAAGAGAAGTTCAGTATGACAAAGCGGTTGCTGGCGATAACACAATGCTTATTTTCTTGGGCAAAGATCGTCTGGGCCAATCAGATCGCAGAGATTTAAACCTGCATGTTGATATCTTCACTGAATTTGTAAATGCACCCAGCAAAAGCCTTTTGCAGATTGGCGAAACAGTTGCCACATTTGAGGATCGAATGCTTGAGGGCGCATGACCAAAGAGCAGATTCTTGAAGAACTCAAGTTATGCAAACAATCACCGCTGTACTTCATATCCAAGTATGTGAAGATTAAAAACAAGCATGGTGAAACAGTAGACTTTCTTCTGAATTACATTCAAAAGAAGGTTTATAAAGCTCTCAAAGAGAAATACTTTAAACCATATGCTGAAATCAATGGAGAAGTGTTTCATCGCTTTCAAAAAATCCGTTTAATCATCGTGAAGTATCGCCAAGTCGGGATATCAACGATGATTGCTGCGCTGATCCTTCATGAAATCCTGTTTTGGCGAGGAACTGAAGCAGCTATATTCCTTCACAAAGATTCAGCCAGTAAAAAAATGCTTTCTCGCTTAAAAGACATGCTGAATCAATTGCCTTCTTGGATGAAGTCTAAATCAACCAATAAAGATTTGGATTCAAAGTCTGAATTGGCATTTGCAAAAACAGGAGCAAAGCTAACCATTGGAACCCCGGGTAAAAGCTCGGAGCAAGCAGGGGATCAGGGCCGATCTGAAACGCTGCATGATGTCCTTGTTTCAGAAATGCCACGCTATCCATATCAGGATGATTTTCTTCAGGGTATATTGGCAGCGGCTAAAAATGGGAATGTTTTTATTGAATCCACACCACTAAAACGTGGCGATTTATTTCACGGCATGTTTAAAGATGGCCGCGCAAAAATCAGCGAATGGCTGGCTTTATTTTTCCCTTGGTTTGAAGATCCTTTAAACTCGATTGCTGTCATTGATGAAAATGAGCGCGATTACATCATGCAATCGCTTTCTGTTCCCGAAAAGGAATTGATGAAAAAGCACCCGCAGTTTGTGACCGTTGAGAAAATCAAATGGCGCAGACACACCATCCTAAATGATTTCAAGGACAATGAACGTCGATTTGTCCAGGAATACCCAGAGGATGAAGAAAGTTGCTTTGCATCTACCGGATTCAACTATTTTGATGATCCAGAGTTTGAGATCAAGCGTGTTACCACACAGTTTAAAAATGCTGCTGGCCTGCCTCAAAACTTCAGAGATCCCATTCCAGGCCACTTTCATGTTCTTGGAGTGGATTGTGCAATGGGATTGGGTGGTAAAAACGACTATTCTGTTATATCTATCATTGATTATGACACTCAAGAACAAGTGTTTGAGTGGCGAAGAAACGATTATTCAGACAAAATATTGCACCTAAAAATATATGAACTTTGGCAAAGATACCCTGGTGTAATTGCAATTGAAAACAATGAGATTGGCCACGGTGTTTTAGCCGCACTCAGAAAAGAGGAGAAGCTAAGAGATGAAAAATGTTTTCAATACATGGTTTATCGGACTTCCCATCATGTTGACGGTTTTCGCACCGGAAGCAACAAGCCTTCCATCTTATCAGAGCTTTACACAGCGATTAAAGAAGCAGTTCGCTATTATGTGGAACAAGATTCTGAATTGCTCAAGCCGATGGGCCTGCGTATTTGCAGCGACTTCCTTACTCAAGAAATGGGAACCTTTGTTAATGATGGCGATACCCTTGGTGCTGAAAGATCAGGCAACAACCATGATGATACTGTTATGGCTATCGCAATTGCATGGCAGATGATGGCCTTTGTTCCAGGCTTTAGACGTAAATACTTAGAATTTTTAAAAGAGGCTGAAGATGCAAGAGCAGTTGCAAGCTGATAAAAAGCCTGTGATCAAATCTGGATTTGACTTTGCAGGAAACATTTCAAATCATCTGGCAGATACATGGGATGATTTAATGTCTGACTACACTAAAAAACTGAAGCTTAATCAAATTGAAGCCGGTTTTAAAAGTGAATACGAAGTCAGATTAAACGAAGTCAAAAAGCATAATAAAGTTGCTATCAAAAAGGGGTTAACCCTTCTGATTGAACCGACAGATCGTTACGGAAAAGCTGGCCCACCTGTGCCGGTTCCCTGCCGATACAATCCATTGGTTTTGCGCGACTTGGCAGAGCATGATCCCGACGTTTCATCTGGAATTGATGCTATTGCTGTAAATGAAGGCCGAGTGCCTTGGGTATTGGTTCCATCAAGGCCAATTGATACCACTACCGAAAAATCAGGCAAAATAAATCGCAAGATCTTGGGAACGGATGAAATTATTTCTGATGCTCAATGGGCTGAAATAAAAGCTCAAGAGAACACGATTAAATCGTTCATCAAGAATCTTTGCCCTGGTGAAAGCTTCAGTGACCTGCGCTATAACCGAGTTTATGATCTCAATCAAATCGGAAACGATTTCTGGCAAATTATTCGCAATCCAAAAACGCGCAAAGTCGTGGCTGTGAAGCCCATTAAAGATGATGCTACAATCCGAGTTTGCAAAGAAGATGCTGTTACCACGCCTTATGAGTACAAATACTTTGAGGGCTGGGATCTTAAAACCATTGCAATGGATTGGACGTTTAGACGATTTGTACAATCTGCCAATTCAAAAAGAACTTACTTCAAAAGCTTTGGTGACAAACGCTTTCTGGATTCAAAAACAGGTGTTTATTACCCATCTGCTGCTGAAGCCCCAGAGGGAGCAGTTGATGCGGTTGAACTTTGGCATTTTAAATTGCATGGAATTGATTATGGTGTTCCAAAATGGAAGCCTGCAACATTTTCAATTCAGACGAATCGAGCAGCACAATTAACCGATAGAGAAACCATGAACAATTCGGGCGTTCCGAAAATGATTATGGTTTTACTGAATTGCAGTGATCAGTCGCTTGAAACAACCATTAAGAAAAACATCCAGAAGGTCAAAGAATCTGGATCTAAAGAAATGGTGATGGTGGTTCGTCTAAAGCCTGAAGCCGTTGGCGTCGGCAACTTGGAGCAACCTGTTAGCACTGATTTTAGAATTGAAAGATTGTCTAATCAGCAAGAAAAAGAAGGCTTATACCTTCAGATGCGAAAAGACAATCGCGCCAATATTGCTACGACACTTCGCTTGCCGGATCTCTTGTTTGGCCGCAGTGCAGACAGCATGAATAGAGCCACTGCTTTTATCATGATGAGCACCGTTGAAAAACAGGTGTTTGCCCCAGGCAGACAATCATTTGATGACTGGATTAACGACGTGATATTCCCAGAAATGGGATTCAACTATTGGAAATTCAGTAGCCAATCAGGTGATCTCAATGATGCAGAGCTTTATATTCACGTTCTAAGATTATTCAATGAATATGGCGGAATCACACCAAATGAAATGCGTAATCTTGGGCCTGAATTGCTTGATGTTGAATTAAAGCAAATCAATGAAGAATGGGCAAACAAGCCGAGATACATATCTGCAATGGATACGTTAGTAAATGACGGATCTGACGGAGCCGGTGGCCCTGCCGGTGGTGTTCCTGATGGAAGTGCACCAAAGGCCGCTGGATTTGAAGATGTGGATATGTCTACCAAAGCTAATTTACTGGAATCACTTGGGCTTGAGTTAAATCAGGCAGATGTGTTTCTATATCGGCCAGGTCATGATGTGTGATGATTTTTATCTTAGCACTGGCTGGGTTTTAATCAAAAAGGAGCAAGAGGAAGAACTTGATCCTTTGGCCATTGCCGGATTCATTGCTTTGATTGGCCTGTTTGCCAATGATTTAATCACTCAAACTCAAGACGAGCGATCACGACTTGCCAATGAGATGCGAGATTATCTCAACCGCAACAGGCCACCACGCAGCGAATTTATGATTCCTGGATATATTGCGTCAGTGATGACTTTTGTAAACCAATTGCTATCAGGCTGGTCTAGTTCTGTATTGGCGACAACTATCCCCATTACAGAGGCGAGACTGCTTTCTCTTTATCAAGCGACGACAGACGCATGGGCCGCAGTGAATGTCGGAAACTTTATGCCTGGATTGCTTCAGTCTGAGCAAAGGCTGATGCAGGGGATTATCACCAATCAAAATAGGTTTGTCTCAAATGCGTTTGGGCCAGTTATTTTGAGAGATATTGAATCTGCTATTGAATCCAGTTTGGATAACCTGCCGGTAAGAATAGGTAATATGATTGAATCATCTGCCTCTTACTTTCCTGTTTATGCAAGCAATGCCATGACGCTTACGCGAGGGATTGCAGCTACCAATCAGTTTATTCGTGCTGGATACCAGCAAGCGGAATATTCAAATCCATTGGATGAGCGCACCACAGACTTTTGCTGGATGATTGCTGGAAAGCGTTTCAATCTTTATGATGCTCAGGCTCAGGCCCAGAGAATCGCATCGTCATCCAGTATGGATGAATTTAGACAGTCTGCGCCTTACGTTACCCGTGTAGACGATGGCTTTGAATTTAATGGAATTGCTCTCAATGCTGAAAATGTTGAAAGTGTTTTAGCAGATTCAGGCGCATTGCTGCCGCCATTTCATGCAAGATGCAGAACTTTAATTATACCTGTGTGAGGACGGTAATTATGGAAAGAAAATCTATGCAGGCACTCCGAGCCGTGAGCATTACTGCCGCAAGCCAAATGGGTGATCTGCTTTATTGGGAGCTTGATTGGATCGATTGCTTCTCATCTGGATTAGATGCTCAAGCTTACTATGAAACCATCAAGGCTTACAAACAAGCCAAGAACGACATTGCTTTGTATATGGATGATTTAAGCTCTATCGCCATGTATTTTTCAAAGTTAATGGCTCAAGACATTGGCTCTCGCGTAAACAAGCAATTGGTGAACCGCGAGAAAGATCAATGGGATATCAATTTGATTAATCGCATTGTCATGGGGCTTGAAACCTGTTCTGTTTTAATTCAGGATCTACTTGAATTATCGAAAGATGAATCAATTCCTGAAATTAAAAAGCAATTGGACTCATTGGCATCAGCACCAGAGAAACTAACTGCTTTTAAAAACAATCCATTTACAGACATTTGCCGAGCACTCGATGAAGCCAATAGATTGGCCTTAACCGACAGAGTGGTAAATGTGCCTGAGAGTCAATCCAATGGATTATCCAATCAACCGCTGATGATTCAGATGGAATCAGATAAAGTGCATGATTTCAATTCTAGTTTGAAAGTGTACTACGAAAAAGCAATTCAAAAAGGTGCTGTTCAAGAAGTGCCTTTTAAATCAGAGTTTGCAATTAAATCGCTGAATCGAGAACTGGGTGAAGCAACCGGAATTGTGATGCCTGCCGGAAGTCTAAACAGAAGATATCTCGATGGCGATTACTTTCCTGATGATGTTGTTCGCATGAGCATGATCGGATGGATTTTAGACAGCCCACAGATTAACCGCGATCACGAAGCGTCCGACTTATTTAACTTCTGGGAACATCCACATTTCAGAATTGTGGAAACCTGGCAAGAAAGAACTGGATTTATGCTTGGTGGCGAAATGGTTCAGCCTGGTGATTGGGTTGCCACTATTAGAGCTGTGACAGATGAGGCAAGAGATGGGTTAATGACTGGGCTTTTTAACGGTTTTTCCGTTGAAGGAATGGTTACATATTACCCCGACGAATTGCTTGCATCTTCGCAGAATCCTTAAAGGAGTGAATGCCTATGCAAAAGCGAGGCCGTGTCGGTAAAGCACAAATTACAGGGATTGGCATTGTCGGATGGCCTGCGAGTGGTAGCCCGTTCGGAGTCAAGAAGTCATTAGCTGATGCCCTGACAAATTACAAGGAGAAGGATGGAATGTCCAACATTTTAAAAGCAATGGGCGAAATGCTCATGAATGCCGGTTTAATTGAAGAAAAGGCTCAAAAAGGCAATGAGTCTGATCAAGATGAATCGACAGACCAATCTGCTGAACAAGTAGATGAATCTGTCACCGTTAGTAAATCTGATTTTGATGCGTTAATTCAACGTGTCGAATCAATTGAAAAAAGTTTTCAAACACTTGAAGCAGAAGTGCTGAAATCATTTGAAGGCTTCACTGAAGTTATCAAAGGGATTCAGACAGCAAGCGAAAGCACAGCAACAGAGGCAAAGAAATCTGTTGATGCGCTGACTCAAAAACTGGCTGATGCCCAGGCTGAAATTTCAAAAATGGCGAATTATGTTCCTGCCGGTCAAGATCTTGGTGGGCCTGAAACGCCTGACGCTTCCGCAGATGAAAACTCTGTCGAAGCAATTTACAAAGGCTCCGCCTTTGATCATATGTTAAAAAAATTACGTCGGAAATAGGAAGGATTTACGTCGATGAAAATTTTACTCCCTGCTGATTCGCCAATTCAAAAGGCCACAATTAGTGCAGTTGATGATCTGGATAATAACGGTGATGGCGGTTCATTGCAACCTATTCAACGTCGTGATTTTTTCCAGAAAATCAAAAATCAGATGGTTATGAACAATAACGCTCTGATTGTCCCAATGGTTGGCAATGGCGTTGAAATTCCTTTGATTGATGTCTCTGGCCGTGTGTTGCAAAAAGATACTAACCAGACATCCACCAAACGCGCTGTAGATACCAGCGAAGTTACAATGAACGGCAAGCGTGTAAAAGCCGTGTTTCAAGTCACCCGTTCATTCTTTGAGCAAAACGTTGAAGGCGAAGGCGCTCTCGGAACATTGGTTGATATCTTTAGTTCCGCAATGGCAAACGGCCTGGAAGAAATGCTCTATCTGAGCAGCACCACTGGCCCTGCTGTTAAAGAATCAAGCTACAACAATGACCGTGACAACGTGGGTTCTACCACTCAATATAAATTGGATGATTTATTCAATCTGTTTGACGGCATGATCACTTCTGCCATTGACAACGGCAATCAAGTTGATGGCGCAAACAGCACTGATATTCGCCAATTGATTACCATTGCCAAAAAAGAATTGCCAACAAAGTTCCGTGATGCACAATACTTGCCACGTTTACGCTTGTATATGCCTCTGGATATTGTTGAAAATCTTCGCTACGCATTATCTACTCGCACCACACCAATGGGCGATATGGTTTTAACCAGCGATGGTCAATTAAAAATTTCAGGCATTACTGTTGTGGGTATCCCACTGTTGAATAACAATCCTCAATACGTTGAGCATGTGTTACTCGGCAATACCAGCACAGCAAAATCATTGAAATTCAAATACATTGATCAAGATGATGTGATTGTAACTGCTTCTACTTTGAGCACCACTGCTATCACACCATACGCTTTGACCACTGATTACGTGATTCATGAAACCAACGGCACAATCACCGCTGCTGGATCTACCACACCAAGCACAACAGTCAAGGTGACATACAATGCGCCACCTCTGTTTATTCTGACTCCATTTGATAACATCTTGTTTGGTATCAATGAAGATTTCAGAATTGGTTACGACGAAGATGTGGATAAAGACGTCATGCTGTGTGCAATTCGCACCCGCATTGACTTCAAGTATTTAGAAAATGAAGGTGTTGTGATTTGTAAAAACATTCAGAACGCTTTGCCTTCTTCATTGCCTTTATAATCACCAACATGGGGCGGGATTTATCCTGCCCCTTTAAAACAATACGAAAAGGAATTTTTTTAAATGGCTATTTATTCGTTTACTTTAGTTTCAGGAAACAGCATTCGCATTCCATATGTTTCACACACATCTTTTAAGCGTGGGCGCGTTTACACTTATGACAGCGCAAATCCACAACACGTAGCAGTAATTGATGCTTTAAAATCAGATTCTTCATTTGAATTTAAAAAACAAAATACTGCTGAAGAAGAAGCCGCAGAAATTGCTCAAATGGAGCAGGATCAGAAAGAGCTTGCTGTTTTACGCAGAAAGCAAGAGGCTGAACTCGCTCTTAAAGCGGCTGAATTTGCAGAGCAGGCAGCACTCAAAGCTGCTGCTGATGCTCAAGAAGCAAAAGAAAAAGCCGAGGAAGCCCGTAAATTTTTAGCTTCTCAATCTGAGCCAGCAAAAGAAGATGCTCCCAAAGGCAAAAAAGAAAAATAATCAGGTGGGGATGATATGTACATCACGGCAGACGATTTATACGATGATGAAAATGTTTCTGAATCAGATTACCCATCTGATTTTGTTACCAATCGAATTGCCGCTGCCCAATCTGTTATTGAATCTATTACAAAGAAGTGGTTTGAATCTCGCGCAAGAGTGTATTTGATAGATGGCACAGGCGATGATGAAATTCGTTTGCCTGCCGCTATCATTTCAATCTCAAGCGTTGAGATTCAAAGATCTTCAGATGGTTTTGATAACTTTGCAATGAGCAATTTTGCTGTGTACAATTCATCCCCCGATGATTGGTATAACCCAGTAATTGCCATTTCACGCTTTGGGTATCTGGATATAGAAGCTGAAATAACAAAATTCAGCAAAGGAAGAAAAAACGTAAGAGTTACCGGAAACTTTGGCTGGGTGGATGCAGACGGGAATACGCCTGCTGACATTATCTTGGCCACCAAGCTTTTAACCGTTGAATATCTTGGTAAAGCCGGTGATGATGAAATTCAAGCAAACATGGCGCGTTATGGCCTAAAGCGAGAAGAAACCAACAAGCATGAGCATGAGTGGTTTGAATCTGCCAGTTCTGGAAAACTCACGGGATTTGCGCCTGTAGATAGGTTATTAATGCCTTACACCTATGACGCTTCTGTTGGGGTGGTTTAAATGACATACACCATTTTAGACGCACTTAAAAACGAGCAAACACTTAAGCCTTTTGATAAAGTAAATTCAATTGATGGCGAATCGCTTACGCTTTATCTCACCGAAGTAGCACCTGAAGCTGCAACCAGGATGAAAAAGCGATTGATTGAACCCAGTTTAATTAATATCAGCCCATTTGATGAATTAAATAGTTCTGGTGTGCCACAATATGATACAGCTTATGATTGCTTGGCAGACGTGATCTGGAAAGAATCAAAGCGTTATGATGTTTCTACCGGAGCTGAAACAACTGTTTCTCGCGGCACATTAACATTTCTTCGTCCCAGAGGATCTCAAAAAAGCAAGATATTAATTGCTTATTTTCATGATCGCTTGGATGGATTTACTTTCTCAGACCAATTTACAGTTCAGTTTGTGGATATTACAGAAGTAAGAGATTGGCGAGGTCAGGTAACGTCATCTTCGGGAACACCACTTACACTCAATTGCGATATGGTTACAATGAAAGAAGGGTTTATCACTGAAGATGGTGTGATGATTAAATCTGGAACAGCCATGATAAAAGTATCGCGGGATCAGATCACCCGTGAACAAATCAATGCTCATGCCAAACAAAGCTATTTTACGATTGCCTTGAATGGCGCAAGTGCTGTGAAATACTACATCTGGAATACGCCTGAAGGGAATTGCATTGAAAAAAACCATTTTCTAAACATCTATCTAAACAGGGAGATGAGTTAATGGAATTTAAATGGACTTCCAATTATGCCCAGGTAAAACAGTATTTCAAAGATGAAAAAAAACGATTTGTTGACCCAGATCCGGTAAGTATTATCAATGCCATTCCATACATAACGGTTTTGGAATATGGTGGTGTTTTTGTGTACAATCGCAGAACAAAAAATAAAAAGCTTGGTGTTTTTAGGCATCCAAAAGGCGGGATGTCAACACGCGAACCATACAGAACAATTTTGTTTCAGCCACCGAAAGCAATGGTTCGTAGATCTGTTCGTGTAATTCGCAATGAAGCGATTCGCTTATGCAGGGCAAATAGGCCAAAGGGGAATATCGACATGCGAAAAATGCTGTTAAAAATGGCTGATGTCGGTGTTGCTCAAATTAAAGCCTATACGCCTGTTGATGAAGATATTGCGCGTCAAGGATGGATGATAATGCCATGAAATCATACACACGCGATCAAAATCTTCATGATAGTTTGTATAAGTTTTTAGAAGCTTCATTGACTCAAACAAAAGCCCAGTGCTTGTCAGAGCTTTCAAAAACAATCAATCTTCGCTTAATTGAAAAGCAAGAGGCTAAGTTTGATACCAATCACGGAATATTGGTTATGAGCATCTTAGATGAAGGTGACGAAGATCAATATAATTTACGCGATGAAGCACTTGTCCAATTGGACTATCTTTATCGCAATGATGATTTTTTAGCCAGGTTTTGCAGAAACTATCTGTTTTACCTCATTGGTTTAAAATCTGACTCACAAAATCAAAAAGTTGGATTTATCCCCTTTAAAAATTATTGGGCAAATTCAAATTCACCGATTACCGAGGATCAATTAATCGTTAGCTTGTTTAACGGTATTGGTTGGCGCGAATTAAAGGCCGGTCAAAAAGGAAGATTCGGATCTTTCATTAATGACCCTACGGTGATTCATCATTACGCAACCTTAACTATTCAATATTAAGGAGAGCTTATTATGGCTCAAGTACAATCACGTAAAATCAATGGTGATTTGTCTTTTAATGCGGATCTGGTTTATGCGACTCTGAAAGTTGCCAAATACAGCCAAGGATTAGCATATACCGCGACAAGCGGTTGGCAATCAGCAGGCACATTGTCTGTTGCTGCCGATCAAAGTTTTCAAGTCGGTGTGGAAACCGAAGCAGTGGATACCGGAACACCTACTACCACCAAAGATGATTTAGTAAGCCGTTTAACTGGCGAAGCCCAATTTACAATTACTGATATCAATCCTTTGTCTGGCAAATGGTCAATGGGAACCACCAATGACATTATTTGGGATACATCAGGAACTACCTGGACGGGAACCGTTTTGGGTACAACTGGTGGCGTAAATTCCATCTATGTTTCAACTGCTACTGGCGTAAGTGTCAAAGATGTTTTGAAAGTGCCTTTAAGCACTGGAAACAATGTTTTTTACTGGCCTGGTATCGTTGACAATGTGGATACAACAACAGGTGTTATCACTTGGAAGTATCCTTTACCTGAAGCGCCTGATACAAACGCTGTGGCTGAACGTGTTCGCGGCTATGATCTTTATCATGGTGGTAACGTGTTGCAGAACATGGCTGTATTGGTGCAGTTGGATTTCCCAAAAGGTGATCAGCATATCTTGGAAATCCCTAAGTGCTCTGCCACTGGTGGGTTTACTCGCCAATTGTCTGGTGCTGTTAAAACGCCTTTGAATCTGAAAATGTACGGTACACTTCGTGATGTCGGAACGCTGACAGATCAAGTTACCTGTGCAATTACCCATGTGGGCTTCCCTAACCGTTAATGATTTGAAATGATACAATATCCATCAAGGAATGGTGATGTATCAATGAAGATTAAAGACGTTGAATCTGGAAATAACCCATATAATTTAAAGTTCTCGGATCGGGTTTGGCAATGGAAACAATATCGCTTAAGTAAAATTGGCGGCATTGTTCTTCCTATGCCAATGCCTAATCCGAGGTCTTTTTCCGTTTTTGGGCTTGAAGCACTGCAATTAGAGCCAGGTGATTTTATTATGGTTGCCCGTGATAACTCAAATAATCCCCGTTACAATGTAAAGCCTATTTTTGAATTTGATTCCAATGGGAACAGGGTTCAGGTTCCACCCGTTATGGGCCTGGAAGAAATAAAAGATGGATGTATTGGTCAAATAAAATACATCGAGCTTTCAAACAATATAAAAGGCGGCATGGCTTGGGGAACAGAAGATTTGCCAGATGATTCAGAAGCCTATCAAATCAATGCCCGTGGCGGCAGAATCACGCTGGTGAGTGATCTTACAGTCGAAGGCACAAACGGAATTAAAGGCTGGCCAAAAGTAAATGGAGCTGTCTGTAAAATACTACATAAAGATAATTCTTTGATAGATGAGAAAATATCGGATATGATTAGTAGAGCCAAACGAGTATATGGCAGTGCATGGGCGCAGCATGTAGACGGTGGCGATTATCAATGGAACGAGTAGGCTATCATGGCTAAAAGTAAAGCAGAACAGCGCATAGAAGCATTAGAAAATGAAGTCGCTTCTTTAAAAGAAACAATCAAACAACTTTTTGACAAAGTTAATCAAACAAAACCCAAATTTTGGTGGGAAGGTGGAAACCTTCATAACGTCAAACTTCAAGATTGGGTTTACGCATCAGAAGCAAATAGACTGGCTTCTGCCTCAGATTATATTCATGCGTTTATGAAAATAGACGAATATGAGCACATGATCGACTATCAGAAAAACCCCAACATTTTACTTACGGCATATGCCGCACCACTTATGCAATGCATTAATGAGATTGCTGCCAATCCAGATAATGAAGATTTAATGCAAATGCCGATGTCATGGGTGGCTTCTGCCTGTGCATTTCAACTTGGTTTTGTAAAAGTAAATGCAGTCATGAAAGAGGTGCGCGAAGCTCATCAAAATGAGATTGTAAAAAAAGTAGCGGCTATCGTCGCATCAGAAGGCGGCCAGATTAATGCTTAAAGATCCTTACGAAGATTCACCGGAAGATCGCTTGCCAATCGAGGCTATTTTAACAGCCTGTCAAATGTCTGATGATCCAGAACTTCAAGCCATGACCCCAGAGCAATATTATCAACTTGAAAACTGCGTTAAGAAGCCAATTTATCTTCGCAGAATGCCCCGTTATTCTCCGGCTGTCATCATCCCTACCGATTTGCGTTTTGAATTAAAGTTTCACAAGTATAAAACAAATGAGCTTGGAGAATTTCTTTATGATGAAGATGGATTCCATCAGATTGAGGAAATCAAGCGCAAATTTGTAGTTCGCAAGATGGATTCTGGCGACGTGATGGATGTCGCATCTATTGGCCCACAATTGATTGAAACATTTTTTGATGGCCAAATTGATGAGGCGGCACGTATTCCAATTGAGTCATTGGTAACAACCATCTTGGCAAGAAGCATGGGTGATCGCTTTAAATTGTGTATGCACGAATTAGGCGAGGCAGTTATGATTAAAATCTGCCAGTTAGCAATTGATGTCAAAACAAAAGAGCCATTAACAAAACAGGAATTGGAATTAACAGATCCTATTGAAGGCCAAGAAGCTTTGAACAAGATTCTTAGCATGAACAAGCTTTTTTTTTCCACGCTCACGCAGCAAATTCCAGAGCCTATAAGAGATCTGTTGCGTTACCTTATTGGGATGATTTCTTGGAATGGCAATCAGAACGTCGGGAAGGTTATTACGCAGGCATTGACGAAGGAATCTTAGCAGAAGCCAATTACATCCGTTGGTGGGATTCAAATTGGATTTTAACAGAGTATTTTTGGCCACTGCTTGAATCAAAGGCTGTAAATAGTTATGAGCAGTGGTTAAAGATGCCCTGGGTAGATGTTCTAAAACTAAGAAGAACATATAGCGAATACAATCAGATCAAGAACTACGATACTTTTTATGACATGGAAATCAAATCTGATTCATCCAGCGAAAATAAAAATTACAAACGCCATAAAGAAAATGCCAACAAAAAACACTTCTATTGGTCTAAATGGGGAATTAATTCGGCACTTGAATACGATATGATGGTAGTCCCAACATTAGGTGATGATGGCTGGAAAAAGATGATGGGATTTGGTGGCGTGGCGGCTTGTAACAGAAGATAAAAAAATAGCCCGTTTAAGGGCTGTCCAATAAAAAGTCATATCCATAATACTATAGCTTCCCCGCATCGAATGATGCCCGTAGCATCGGGGTTTTATTTGTTTTAATTTACTACAGGCATTCATTCTAACCAAGAAAATCAGGATCGTCCAGAGGCAAAATCATTCTTGCTGGCTTTCTTGTTTTAGATTTGTTTTCAATATTATTTTTTTTAATCAAACACACGTCATATCCCAAGGCGTTTGCAATCTCAATAATAAAATTTGCCCCAGGATTTTGAATTGCGCCACTTTCAAACTTGCAGACCTGAGTATTTGATTTTCCCATTATTTCACTAAGCTTATTTTGGCTTAATCCTTGTTTCTCTCTTTCTTGAGTTAAAATGTCTCGATAATTATCCGGCTTCAATTTCAGCATTATTCAATCCCCACAAACTCTATTTTTGTTTGAATCATATTTTTATCTTGAAAATTAGACAAAATATCTAATCCAGATCCATGAAGCTTTGTTTTGGCCATTCTAATAGAATCTTCTGCTATGTCACAGCCAATGAAGTTTCTTTGAGTCTCGATACAGGCTTCCATTGTGGCGAATGAACCACCAAAACAATCCAGAACCAGATCGCCTGCGTAAGATGAGTTTACAATCAACTCTTTGATCAGTTCTTTATTTTTCTCAGTGGGATAATAAAGCGGATCTGTTTTTAACCTACGAACACCAGGATGATGCAATACGCTTCTGCCGCTATTGTGATTGAGCTTTCGCTTACCCTTTTCAAAGAACAGAATAAACTCATGCTGATTGCACCAATGATAGCCCATTCCTTTATGCTGCTTATCCCACACCAAAGACTTCCAAAATTTAAACCCATTTGCCACCAAGATAGGCTTAATCACATCTGCCGTTTCTTCATCGCAGAAGATATAGCCATGTGAATTGCGCTTCATCACCCGATAAAGCTCTTTCACCCACTCAATGTAATAGCTGTTTGGAACCGTTTCAAAAAACGCTTTCATTCTGGTGGTAGTTCCAATAGAGCGATGTTTGTTCATGCTTTCATAAGCCGGATCTGTAATTACAAGATCAACACTTTCTGAAGGCTGAACACGTAAAAATGCAATGGCATCCATTTGTGTGATATTTACGAAACTATTCATTTCACTTTAAACCCATAATTCTTTAATTTTTGTTCTTTCTTTGTATCTAAACGACGCTTATCCATAAACACATGAATAATATGAAAGTTATTGCGAGTATCCATCATCACCGGACGATTGCCCCAAAATGATAAATGATAGGTTACAAATGCCGATCTTGCAAAAGGATTACCAAGCCGAAGCAATTTTAATTGATGGCGATGATCACGACAAAACGGACATGATCCAGCACAATCAAAGTCATGGTCTATTTCAATAGTGTCAGCTTGTGGATCTTTATCAAAAGCATTTCTCACTCGATTTAAAACATCTTTTTTATTCATTTGCCAGTACCTTTTGATTTGATATGAAGATGAACGCACGTTACGCCTGAGCTTAATTTATCCAGTTTCTTAAATGCCGCAGGGGATAAATCAATCACCCTTCCTGAGACATGAGGCCCACGATCATGAATTGTGACCGTCACCGATGCCCGTTGATCACATCTGCGTACTTCTACCACAGAACCAAAAGGAAGCGTTTTATGTGCCGCCATAAAGCTATTGGATCGAAATACTTTGCCTGACGCTGTTCGATGCCCGTCCAGATCATAGTAAGAGGCCATTCCTGTTTGGTATGGAATAGCGATTAAAAGTGCTGCTAGTAGTTTCATTTATTCACTTTCTTAAACAACTTATTATCAATCTGCTATTTTTATTAAAATGGCTATTCTATTAAGTTGCACTCATAAATTAGTATTTTATGAATAGCATATTGATTGTCTAATACTATACCACGAAAAATAAATAATTTTGCCACATGATAAAATATCTCTAGCGATGCAGATTTAACACATGGGGTTTTTTACCGTGGCTAATGAAGTCTACGAATTTCTGTTATCGCTATCAGCAGCACAATATCGGGCCGGATTAAATGAGGCCGAGATTGCTACTACTCAATTTGCAAATACCACCAAAACAGAGCTTACAAAAGTAAACGGAGCCATTGCCGGATCTTCACTTACAAGCAAAAAGTTTGCTGAAAATTACATTAAATACATGAAAGCGGCAGACGATGCAACTCAAATATACGCAAAAAATGTTGTCCAAAGCGTTACGTTAATTGACAGGGCTTATGGAACATTGGGCGCAAATATTGAAAAGCGTATTTTGGCCATGACCATGAGATCAGAAGGTTTTTCAAAAGCATTAACCAAACTCAACACAGATGCCGCTGGTGAACTTCGTGGACTAAGCTCCAAAATGATTGCCGCATCAAATGACACAGACGCCTACACAAATAGTTTAAAGAGCATGAGCGCATCTGCGCGTAATGCAACTGCTGCACTTAAAGCATTAAACAACCAAAATGCAACACCATCAGGCTCACCAGGATTCGGATCAGCATCACAAAGATCTGGATCGCCTGGAACTTCATCTGTAAAAATACCCACACCCGCAGAGCTTCATGCTGAAAAAATAGATGCCGCTACAAAATCGTTAAAAAAATTTCAATCAGAATTAAATTCAGCGACTCAAGGCGCAAAAGATTTGTCATTGGCTTCTTTTACAGCATTTACCGGAATTGGCCTGGCAATTGCAGCACCAACAAAAGCATTTATTGACTATGAAAAAGCAGTCAATATGTTTCAGGCTGTTACGCTTGATTCTGGAAAAACAGCAAACGCTGTTGCGGAAGAACTCAGAAAATTTAAAGAGGTATCATTTGAATTAGGTTCAACAACTCAATTCAGTGCAAAAGCAGTGGCTTCAGCAGCAGTAGAGCTTGGTAAATTAGGCTACACAGCATCTCAGGCCATTGCTGTTCTTCCAAGTGTTGTGAATGCCGCCACAGCAGGCCAGGTTGATCTTGCAAAAGCAGCAGAGTATGTAACTGCCGCATTAAACGGATTCCAGTTAATTGCCGGAAAAAATGTCGATGTAATGAAAGAATCAACTCATGTTGCTGACTTATTTGCAAAAGCAGCGGCAATGAGCGCAGTTGACTTCTCTGATTTGGGTGAAACATTCAAGTATGTTTCAAGCATAGCTTACTCATCTGGCCAAAGCATTGAAGATATGACCGCTACGATTGGTATTATGGGCCAGAACATGATTAAAGGCTCACAAGCAGGCACTTCATTGCGTCAAGCTTTATTATCGCTTCAGAGGCCCACGAAAGCCGCGAGAGAAGTATTCGATATTTTGAAGATAAATCCTTTGGATGGTAAAGGCGAATTAAAACGCTTGCCATTATTCTTGCGAGAGATGAGAGCATCTCTGCAAGGGGTTGAAACCAGCACAAAGAATGCCGCTGTATCTGCTGTTTTTGGTAGAGAAGCATTATCCGGCATGTTATCTGTTATGAATACATCTGACGAAAACTTTAATAAGTTTCTTGATGGAATGCAAAATGTTGATGGCGCTTCTAAAAAAATGGCTGACATTTCTTTTAAGGGGCTGAGTGCAGAAGTAAAAAAATTGTTATCAACACTTGAAACTGCTGGCATTAAAATGGGCGAAGCCATGTCGCCTGATTTAATTAAGCTTACAAAGGAATTATCAGATTTTATCAAAGCCGTTGATGGAATGCCAAACTCATTAAAACAAGTAATTGGATCAACTTTGATTTTTACAGGAAAATTATCCTTATTGCTTGGTGTTGTTTTTGGCGGGAAGGCATTGTTTGGTTTTTTAACTGGCGCTGTTATTAAATTCATTGGCGCCAATAATTTAGCCAGACTTGGACTTCTTGCTTCAAAAATTGCATTTGAAGCTCAATTTGCTCAAATGGTTTTAATGACAAATGGTTTTGCCGGACTTGGGGCATCAGCAAAATTATTTGGCGCAAGTGTTGTATCTGCATCTGCGACTGCTGGATCCGCATTAATGGCAATGATGCCTCAAATTGCTATTGTTGCCGCAGCACTCGCAGCAGCATATGCTGTTGTTGAAAGCATTAAAAATACATTAGCAGAAGGCGTAGCAAGCGAACAAATAGATGCTGCTGTTACAGAAACAGCGAAACAAGGTGAACGCGCAGCAAAAGCATACAATAAATTGCAGGATATTTTCAAAAAAAACCCAGGCAAAAATATTCAAACCCTTTTAACAACCGGAAAAATGTCAGAGCAAGATTTGCTAGAGGGAACGGCTGGACTTCAAAATGTAGCCAATCAAAGCAAGGGAACTGATTTAGGCAAAGCATTATTGATGACTGCTGATAGTTGGAGACAAATAGCAAAAGACTTTAGAACTCAAAAATCTGATTATGATGCGTTTTTAGCTGATCAAGAGCAATATATGGCTGATTTAAAAGAAATAAGCAATGCTCCTCTTGAATCAGATGTAGCTATGTTAAAAGAAAAGGTGGCAAAGCAAAGACCAGAATTGCAGCAAAGAATCAAAGATTTAAAAGCAAAAGGATTTAATCTTGAAAAGTTAGAATATCTTGAAAAAAGACAGGCTGAAATTGACGAAAAAATCGGTGATCCACTTAAAGAAGCCACTAAAAAGGGCAAAGATGGTGAATCATCCGGTAGAGACAAAGTATTAGAAGCTCTCAATAAAGAATTTGATTTAATGGTTAAAACAAACGATGTCACTTTAGAATCTATCAATATTAAACAAGATTGGATTTCTGTCACAAAAGATCAAACAAAAGCACTTAAAACATATTCTGATGAATTGGCCTTGATGGAATATGTTACTGGACTTAATAGATCGGCTATGATTCGCCATGAGTCTCACGGATACAAAGGTGCTTTTGATTGGGGTACACCTGTTGGTACACCAATTAAATCACCTTATGCTGGAAAAATTAAATTTGCCGCAAATGATGGTGGTGCATATGGGAATTTAGTTTCTCTCGATATTGGTGGTGGCAAAGTAATCAATATGGCTCACTTGTCTAAGATAAATGTAAGACAAGGACAGAATGTTTCTGCCGGTGAAGTGGTTGGTTTATCTGGTGGCGCTGCTGGAGCGCCAGGGGCAGGAAATAGCGAGGGGCCACATTTGCACCTTGATTTAAAAATTAATGGTCAAGCAGCAGATATCCAGCAGAATCTAGGCTCAATGTCTGGGATGGTTGGTAGCGAACTAAGTATCAATATTGATCCGGCTAAATTAAAAATGCGCGATGATAAAATTAATGCAATGATTGCCAATCTTGAGGTAATGAAACAAAAGTTTTTAAAAGGTGGGTATGAAAATGAAGCCGCAAGCGTAGAGCAGAAAATATCTGATCTGCGTAAAAAACTTATTTCTGGCCAAGAAGATTATGCAAAACAATTGGCTGACATTGCCGAGGAAAATATTAAACAGCAGCGCGAAATGCAAGAAAAAATAGCACAAAGCATGTTGGATTTTCATGAAGATTTAAAAACTCAAGCACTTGAATTAAACAAAGAAATTTCCCAGCAGTTTATGAGTGAGTCTGAAAAGGCTCTTGATGACTCAAATCGAGCTGTTCTTGCTCTTGAAAAAAAAGTATCCGATTTGCAGCAAACAATTCGCGGTGCAAATGTTACCGAAGCTTTTAGAGGTCAGGCTTTAGAAGATATTAAAAAGTTCACAGATCAGATTAACGAGCTTATTTCAGCATATGCCACGCTACTTGCAAGATCTGATTTTGATAATCAAGCAGAAAACACACGTCAGTTACTAGAGCAAATTGAGGCATATGAATCAAGGCTTATTAGTGGCGCTGGAAAGATTGCGAATGCTGAAAAAGAGCTTGAGATGTTTGGGCCTGGTGGCCTTCAAAGAGATAATAATGAACAATTAACAGCGGATCTCAAAGCCAAATTAGAAAAATGGAAATCTGAACGTGAAGGATATAAAAAGCATCTTGAAAAATTAAAAAAACAAAGAGCAGATGCCTTTAAGGATCAGGCAGATGAGCAAGAGAGACAGTTTCAGAAATTAAATGATGCTGAGAAAGATGCGTTTCGAGAAAAAGAAATCGAAGCAAAAATGAAAAAACTTGAAGAAGGCCCACAAATCATAACAGATCAAGATGGACGCGCAATTAGTTTTAAAACACAATCAACAAGTGATATTAAAAGACTTCTTGAAGCAAGATTAAGCTATGCAAATCAACAAAAAGAATTATTTATAGCTGGATCTACAGAAGAAGAAAAGAAAACTGTTGAATATAAAAATAAAATAAATGAATTTGATGAAAAAAGAAGAAAAATAGCAAGTGATATATTAATGCTTGAAATTGGCATGAGTGAAGAAAATTCCAAGATATTAGGCAATATCATTTTACAAAATCAAAAATTAGAAAATGCTTCAGCAAGCCTTGAAATTATGTCAAATATTTTAAAAGGTGTTGGCAACTTCTTTTCATCATTTGATAATAAAGCATCTCAGGAATTTGGGCAGGCTGTTTCATTCATTGGAGAATCTGCTGATGTCGTAAGTAAAGCGTTTAAAAACTTTAAGGAAAAAGATTGGATCAGTGCATCTATCGCAACTGCTTTAGATGTTCTTCCTATGATTGCCAAGGGAATAGGATTATTCCCCAAAGAGGCTGACATTCGTAAAGAAAAGCTTCAGTATGAAACCATGATGATTGATGCTGAGATTTCAGTTCAAAGAGCAAGGCTTGAAGCTCGTAAAGCCATTGGCGAAGAAGGCACAAAAGCATATTACGAAGAACTTAGAAAAGTTGAGGCTGACGAGCACAAAAAAAACATGGCTCAACTTGAAGTTCAAATGCTTGAGCAACTTGAAAAAAACAAAGGATTTGTAGATGTTTTAGATACAATCTTTGCCATGTCAACAAAAGGCGTAAACGAATATGGTTACACATTTAATAAAGCTACTGGAAAAATGTTTAACCAAAATGCTCAGGCTATAGTAGATGCTTACAAAAAAAATGTTTCTGCTGAAGAAATGAGATATGAAACAGGCAAAACAAAAACAGATGTTGATCAAATTGTTTCTCAAAATCAAATAGTGGCAAGATCGAGAGCTATTTTGTTGGCAAGAACAAAGAGAACTGGAAATAACGCTGGTAATTTTAATACTAAAGTTGGTGACATCATAACAGCATCTCCAATGGATGCATTAGGAGAAACGCCTGAATCAATCAAGCAAGAATATTCAAACGCTTTACAAGATATTGAAGATAAAAGAAAAGAAATAAAATCAAAATATAAAGAAAATTCTGCTGAATATTTGATATCAATGTCAGAGCTTGATGAGCAAACTTTTTCTGCATATGAAAAATTATTAAATCAAACAAAACAATATGAAGATACTGTAAGGCAACTTGTTTTATCAAATGAACAACTAAAAGTTGATAGCATCCAGGGTGGTTTAGATAAACGGCTTCAGGCTCAAGCACTCGCATCTTCTCAAGAAATGAAAACAGTGAAAGATCGCATGGCTGTGCTTGAGTTTTACAATCTCAAAGAATCTGATGAATACAAAGCTTTGGAAGAAAAAAAGGTTTTGCTAACTCAGAAATCAACGGATGAACGACTTCAGATCGAAAAGGATTATCGGAATGAAGTCAGAGCATTAAACCTGGATATTGCCACCGCAGCGGCAGGGCTCACAGCAGGCCAAAAAGATGATATTGACGCTGAGTTTGATAATCAAATGAAATCACTCAGTGAATGGCGAGACAAAATGCGTAAAGACTTCCCAGAGTTAAAGCCTGAAATTAATAAATCGTTCCGAGCAAGACGAAATCAATTGAAATTGGATCGTGATTACAAAAAACTTGAAGATGATGAAGCCATCAAAGGTGAGTTTAGATCTGTTCTGATGGCCGAGGCAGACGCCACCGATTCAATGCTTGATAATATCAAACAAGAATACTCAAATGCTTTGGCAGACATTGATTCTCAAGAAAAGCTGGCCTTGGCTAATCATAAACTAACAGAGGAACAAAAATTAAACGCATCTCGCAAAGCAGCGGCAGATCGCGTTAAATCTCACAAAGCCATGATTGAGAAAATCAAGGGATTGGCAATGGATGAATTTAACATGCTCAAAAAAATAAGAGAGATGCAATTCAAGGCCCAAACAAAGGATCGTGAAGATGCTATTAGAGGGTATAAAAGCGATTTGGATAAATTGGACATCCAGCTTCGCCAACAAGAATTAGCCATCAATCGAATTAAGCAGGCTGGCGAAACTCGCAAAGCAGGATTAAACGAAAATGATTTACAGCGTTTTGAACAGGCGCAAGCAGGCATTAATCTTCAAGAACAAACACGCAAGGCGCTTTTATTTGGCGGCATAAACTTAACTGGGAATGTCAATGATGCGGCAGCGCGTCAAACTCAGCAAGAAGCAATGGATGCCTACGCTGAATTCCTGATTCAAAAGGCCGAGACAGACAGGATGCTCAAGGTAATTACTGGAGAGCAAATGGCCGGTCAATTACAGAACGTTGCACTCATGCAAGCTTCGTTTGCACAATCTCAACTTGCAAAAGTAAACGAGTTTTATGATGCTCAAATAACCCAGATGCAAGCTGCTGGCAATTCATCTGAAGAAATTGATATTCATAATCGCAAACGCGATAAAGAAATTGAATTGCTTCGCAAGAAATACGCTGAATCATTTGAACGCTATAAAGAGCTTGAGATTCAGGCTGTTGATGAGCAAGTTGCTAAAGATACTGAATCCATGAATACCCAGCTTGAAAATGATCGCCTCAGAAGGGAGTCTATTGCACTCAATCTTGAGCAGCAACAAATTGCACTTGATGAGCTTCGCCTTAAATATGAGCAGGATATTCAAAAGATTGATGATGCGATGACAAAGCTTGAAAATGCCCACCTTGGAATGGACACCACATTTAAACAATTAGAAAGCACGATGAAAAACGGTGTGACATCTGCAATTGATCAGGTGATTCAGAGATATAAAGATTTAACGAAATCTGCCAAGGAAGCTTCTGCCGCAGGTGTGGCCGGTGGCGCTGCTGGATCTGTTGGTGGTTCATACACCTACAATAAATCACCTATTAAAAACACAGGTCAAAGTTATGCGACGATGGCCGCACAAGGGTATTACACCACAGATGGCGATTATTGGTTTGCCACTGATAAAGATCTGCAACATTACCAGGCATATGGACTTAAAGATGGAGCTGTGATGCCAGATAGACCCTGGATGCGTGGCAAAGATGGAATTGGGCCATTTATGCTAGACGATGGCGAAGAAGTGGTAAGCCGCAAAGACCGCATGAGCCTGATTGAACATATTCGTTCAGAACCTAATCGAGTGATGCAAAGCTCAAGCATTGATCAAAGTAGAGTGGATAGATCTCTGACCATTCACAACACTATCGGATCTCAGGTTGATATTAATAGACTGATGAATGATTTGGAACGCTGGTATCGTGGCAAGCAAATATCAGGCTCAAATCAATATGGATATTTATCGAGGTAAGCAATGCCAAATCTAACATGTGACGAAAATATAGATAATATCCTTGCGATATTTAATCCTGCTGCATCATCTAATTTCATCAATCCAAATTATGATGCAAGCTTGTTTGATGATTGGGACAAAGGGCCATACACCATTAATTTTTACTATGATGGTGTTCCCTACGACTTTGGAAAGTTCTATGTTCCCAAAACAATGATTATCAAAGACATCTTTGGATTTGAATCTGGTGATGCTACATTTGAAATCTGGGATTATGGCCAAGAATCTTTTAATATGCCTTTTTACTCAATCCCTGGCCAAATGGAAGTTCATATCGGTAATCAGAACGGAACAGAATGGTATCACGTTGGAAGGGTTCAAGATGTTCAGCCGACACATATTAATCGCAGGGCCGATGGGACTGAAAATCGCAGGCTTAAAATCACCACACTTGATTTAAAAATTGATTTTAAACGATGGCTGTATAGTGAAACATATACCAGTGTCACCACATATGGAGTTATTAAAGATGCTATTCAAAACCACACGCCTTTTGATGCGTCTGAAATAGACGGTAATTTGGGGCTGGTTTTATCTTCATATCGAGTAAATCAGAAATATGCTTCTGAAGTAGTTCAAGAAATGCTGGATCTTGAAATAACTACCACCTTCTATCTTGATCCAGTCACTAAAAAAGTTTATCTCGGAGAATTAACTGATCCTGCATTTAACTTCTTAACCGTTGAGGAGTCTGTTAGTTCACCAAATTATGTGTACAACTATTTTAATATCAGAGATTTCTTTATATCACCTCAAACTCAGATTTTGCGTAATCGCGTTGTATTTTGGTTTACAGGAGCCTACAACGAAGGAACATTGGCAGTCACCAATGGAGTTAAAACAGTTATTGGAACCGGCACTAAATTTTTATCAAATGTTAAAAACGGTGGAAAACTTACTGTTGAAGGCGATACTGGTGAATACAATGTCAACGATGTTTTGCTCGATACGGACATACTGCTTTCTGAAGGAATTAATAGAACTACCGCATCTGGATTGAGTTATAGCATTAGTGGGTATCGTGATCGCATTATTGTAGATAGTTCAGATAGCATTGCGACAATGGCAGCAGTTTTAAATGAGTCATTTGCCAATGCCGGAGTATTTGAAGTCAAAATGCCAGAAAGACCAAATCCACTTACACGTGATCAAGCCAGGATTTTGGCCCAGGCATATGTGAATCGCATGACATCCAATTTAATTTTGCGTGGGCAAGCCGTTACAGAAAACACAAAGGTAAAAACAGAAGGGCTTAAGCCTGGGTGGACAATTACATTTAATCTACCGACTTCAAGGCAAATTCAAGCAACTGTCGTGGTTCAAGAATTAATTTTGGAAGATAAATCATCTGCCCACATGATTCGCAATGACGATCCAACACGTGTTTGGTACACCAATGCGGTAGACGGGCGAATTGACCCGCATCATAAAATCACGTTTGGATTTACTGATCGCAGACTTTTGCAAGATCAAGTCATTGAGAAAACACTGCAAGACATCCGAGATGTCCAAATAACAGACGATGAAATAGTAGAGGCTGTGGCATCTGCCCGTGAATTAATTGCGCTATCAGATTGTGTCGGTGTAGTGACAAACATCGGGCCAAATGGCGCTGACTCTGATGAGGAAGAAATTGAATTAGAAGATGAAGCCGAAGCAAATTCAATTACGCCTGGTGGCGCATACTATACATCGCCAACATCAATGGGGCAAAATCCAGCATATTGCCTTGATTCTGATTACTACGCATTTGCAAGTTAAGGAGCTGATATGAATATTTTTAAAAATTTGAGAAGCATGAACACCCGCAAGGGAGAAAAAGAGTTTGTACAATGGGCCTTGAAATACGTTAAGGATCATGGCGTAGATTCGTTTATGTCGATGATGCGTAACAGAGTGGGGATTCCCATTGAATTGCCAATTGACGCGCTATGGAAAGTTCATTCTGTCAATGAAAATAAATTACATGCAAAATTGACAAAGGCCCAAAAAATAGAAATGTGGCGACGTGGCCAGATGGAAAGTGTTTTGGTTGCCGAGAAGTGGAATAAAATAATGGATGCTTATAAACATGCCATTATTGCAAACAATATAGGCACACCAACGGCAGATCAGCACTTGCAAATTGATCATGTTGCTTTAAGCTTGCAAGATATGCGTCCCAATACAGGTGTTCCAGCAACCACTTCAGATACATTACTTGGAAATGAATTTTATAGAGCAGCACCAGATGAACGCTACCGCAGCACATCCTCATTAGTGGTTATTTTATATCTTGACGCATCAGAAGCCAATCCAACAAACACCACTGTTGCTAGTGGCGCAAGCACAACTCAATTTGATGTGCAGGCTGGCCAGGGTGCTAATTATACTCAGTATGATGTGATTCGTGTATTTACATCAAGTTATGAAGTAGTTACTGTAAATGGTGTTTCAACAGATACTTTAACGCTAAACACATTGAGCCCATTAAGTGTTACCCCAACGGCAGGCATGTTAGTAGAAAGGGGGTTTGGTGGATGCGGTATGTTTTGTGGTCAATCAACAGGTTCAGCAGATACCGGAACGCTGGTTAATCATGCTGATCTTCGATTCTTTAAAAACAATGCCACTTCTATATTAGTTGAAATTCATTTGAATTATCTTACACAGAATTAAGGAGACTATTATGATTATCAGGATTCCAGAAGATTTTATTTTACGGGCAGCACGTTCTCAGCATGGGGCGCAAGCAACATTATGGCCAAATGATGGCCACGCATTCAAATGGGCCGCAAAAAAACCAGGCGATGAAACACGCTATGGAATTGATTTGCAAGATTATTCTCAAGAGCCCGTTTCAGAAGGTGGCGCTGGGTATTCAGCAGATTGGCGAGTTACATTAGCTGGTATGGGCAAAGGTGATTGGGCATGGTTTAATCCATTCCAGCAAAATTATGAAATTGTTCCGTTTATTCAAATTGCACAGGATTTTATCTGGAACTCAGCCGACGAATTAAATAAAGCCCGTGATAATTTTCATCATAATGTAAAGCAAGTAGCTGAGTTTTATAGGCAGAAAGTAGGTTCGTATCTAACTGTTCATGAGCCACTCATGGCCTATTCAAATCGCAGTTCTCAGAAATGGTATGATATTTATCAGCAATGCACCAAAGCAGAAACCCGATTTATGCTTTATGACGTTGTGAGACAGGATATTGAAACAATGCTATCGCGCAGAATCAATTCCAATCTCATATTTGTCACAGCACAATATTGCGGCAATCAGCCCACATGGGATTGGGGAGCCGCAGGGGGTGGATGGCTTTGTGTTGTATCTGCTTTTGCCTGTTGCCATCGCTATAATGCAAGTACAGCAGGTCAATGGGAGCAAACGGTAGCTTATGCCATCGGTCATGAAATGGGACATTGCTTTGGGCTTCCCCATACAGACCCAAAACAAGATTCTACCGGACTCGCTTTAATGCAGCGAGGATTCCCACCTAATGCGATATTCACACAACAAGAATTAACAAATTTGCGTAATAACGCATTTTTTAGGAAGGCATAAAATGTTATATCGTTTTACAAAAGACAATGATGGAACCAATTGGGATGCTGGATCAAATTATTCTGGTACACCAGGATATTTTCAAGTTGCTCCACCTGTAAGCGGAGCATTAATTCTCAGGGAATTTATCATTGAGATCACAACAACAAGCGCAATTGATGAAACAAAATTTGGTGATATTTCAGCAATAACAAATGGAATCAAGATTGAGATCGTAAATGTAAAAGCCGCAAATAGTTTTGAACCGTTAAAAAACCTTTTGGGTGGATCAACCATCAAAAAAAATTCTGATCTGTTAGCACTTGGCTTTGAATTTACTGCATTAAGTACAAAATCAATTCAGGGCAGATTGAAACTTGAAAATCATCAGGTTAATGGGCCAAAACAATTAGTATTGGCAACTGTTTCAGATGATTTGTCAGGCGCAACAATCAGCACTGTTCGCATGAGCCTTCAGGCAGATACGGTGGATAACGTCTGATGGAGCCCAAAATTCAATTAACTGAAACACTCTATGTCATCGCATTCTCAGTTTATGGAAGTATTGCCCATACTTTAATGGCCAATCGAGCAACAGATAAAAAAGGCCCAGCATTGATCGCTTTATTGGTAGTAAATAGCATCATAGCTTCATTTGCTGGACTTATGGCTTTTCTTATGGCTCAAAAGATGGGTTTTTCTGGAACTGAGGTTTATCTGCTTGTCGGCATGGCCGGATTTATGGGCGGCAAGTTTTTAGAGCTTGTTGAGCTTTGTATCTTAAAAAAGATGGAGGGCAAAGCAAATGATCTTGGCACTGATTGAATTTATTATTTCAATGCTTTGCTGGTACATCCTTTACCGAGCAGATAATAAATATCCCAACATTATTTTTGTTTTGTTTGGTGTAACAAGCTTATACGCTTGTTTTTCACATTTAAAAGGAATCCCATATCCTGCTAATTTAGAGCATTATTGCATATGGGCCGGTGTTATTTTTAAAGCAATTTACATGAATCAGGAGTTTAAAAAAGTATGCTCAAATTAGAAGATGCCCCAAAAAAATTAAAAGATCTTAGTTCCATGCCAGGGCTTGAGTTAACTCCGGCATCCAGCGCAATGTTTGCCCTGATTCTGGAAGGAAAAGCCCAGATCACTCAAAAAGACACTTTTCTTGATGAGCATTCACCTGATTATATGCGGTTTATCGAAAACCGATTGGTTCAGCATGATTGGCTTGCGGCAGATCAGGCAAATGGATTATGGGGCAGAGCAACTACATTGGCGCTTAAAGAGCTGGCTTATGCCTACAATATTAAATGGCAAGATGCTATTGGCCGCGATATGTTTATGGCAATTCTGGATGGCCAGAAATCACCAAAAAAACATGTTTCAGCACCCAATTCTTATGAATGGCTAAAACAAAAAGTTGAAGCACTTGGATATGTGTTTGATACCAGACCAAATCAAATAAATATCATTGGCATTCGCGGATATTTAGTTGAAAAAGGCCAGGTGATCAACAAACGAAATATCTATAACGACACGATCTTTGTTGCTTGGGTAGATGAATTTAATAAACCACATGTTGAAGCATTTATCGCATCGGTAGATCCTGGCAGATACTATGAAGATAAGCCATTAAACCCACATGGTTGCGCTCACTTGGTTCAAGGCCAGTATGATTATGTGATTGGGCTTCATGGCGCATCACAATATGAAGCATTGGTGCAGGCTGGGCCGGTAACTGTTGAACGCTGGTTTGGTGGTGATCGTCCGGCAAAACCATATAAAGAAACTGTCACCGGAATTGGCTTGAATATTCATGCTGGCATGGCTTGGGATTTAGTTGAAAATGCAAGTGCCGGATGTCAGGTGATCTGGTCTGCTGGGCCAAGAGGGTGGCAATACGTTAAATTCATGGGGCTGATCAAACGAGATAAAGATCGTCGGTATAAGTATACGCTGTTAGAAGATTAAGCTCATTATTCAATAACCCCTTTGAGCATGTGTTTTGACACATGCTTTTTTTTTGTCTATCATGAGCGCAGAGGTATATACAATGAAAAGATTCAGTTATTCACTCGGAGTTAATCCAGCACCCATTAAGCCCATACGATTTGATTTAGAGCATAAATCAGATATCCACCAATTTGTATTGGCATTAATGGCTGAGAAAAAATGGGCAAAAGCAGTTAAATATCTTGATGCTCTGCGCTTAAATGAAACTGTGGCCAAAGAAGAAATTGAATGGATGCTAGGACGTGTTTATCTTGCTCAGAGCAAATACAATCAGGCGGCATTGCACTTAAACAAAGCAGTTGAAATCAATGAAAATTATTTTAACGCATGGGCCACACTTGGCGAGATGCACTGCATGATGAAGCGTCCTAAAGAAGCTATTGATTTTATGTTAAAAGCCCACAAACTTAGGCCTGGCAATGCAGATGTGCCGCGAGTGATTGCCGAGTGCTGCATCGAGGGTGGCGAAATTGAGGCCGCAACTGCTTATTATCTTCAATCACTTAAAATAAAGCCGAATCAAAATTGGATGTCATGGCATGGGCTGGCAAACACTTATCATTCCCAGGGCAGAATCAGAGAAAGCCTAATGGCTTCCGAGCGATATTTGTCAGACATGCAAAACCAAACGGATGTTATTACCCGTTTTGAGGCAGAGGCCCACGGATCGTATCTGTTTTGCCTCATGGCCTATTTTTCAGATTTCAAAAAATTGATGGAAGAATTTAAAAAGTGGGCAGATATTTATGCTGCTGATACTGACATTGATTATCCACTGATGAAACCCATTGAAGGACGTAAGCTCAGAATTGGATATGTTGGATCAGACTTCTTTGCCCATGCCGCCACCAAAATTTATGAGCCTTTGTTTAGATTGGCAGATAAATCAAGGTTTGAAATATTTGCATATTCAAGTGGCGCTGTGATGGATCACATTACAGAAAAATTACGTGGCTATTTTGATCGCTTTCTAAATGTTGTGGACTTCTCGGACGATCAATTATTTAATCAAATTCGCTCAGATGAAATTGATATTCTAATTGATCTAAACGGACATACAAATCACAATCGCCTGATGGTATTTACTCGCAAGGCAGCTCCGGTGCAAATAACTGGCATTGGCTTTGTATCACCTTTAAATATTCCCCAATTTGATTTCTATTTTACAGACCAGCATATTGCCGAAGGCCGAGAAGGTTTGACTGTTGAGTCTCCAATCCACATTCCAAGCATCATGCACTGGGTTCCAGATGAGGGATTTGAAATTGATTTGCCTGAAATTTCACCAATAGAAAAAAATGGATTTGTTACATTTGGATGCGGAAATAATTTGTACAAACTAAATGAGCAGGTTATTGGCGTCTGGGCCGGTATCATGAAGGAAGTCCGTAACAGCCATTTTATTTTGAAGTGCAAACAAATGGATTGTCTGCACACTCAAGAGCGCGTGTTAAAAAAATTCAAGGATTTTGGCATTGATGCAGATCGTGTGCAATTGATTGGAACCACCGGATTCAAAGAACATATTTGGACAATGGGAATGATCGATATTGTTCTTGATCCATTCCCGTATCAAGGTGGTATCACCACATGCGAAGCTCTTTATATGGGATGCCCTGTAGTGGCCTTGAATGAAGGTACGCGAACCAGCGCAAGCATTATTAAAAACGTCCCAAATTCAGGATATGTTGCTGATACTGTTTCTGAATACCGAGAAAAGGCCATTAAGTTGGCTAAAGAAATTAAATCTCGATCAAAAGAAGATCTTCGCCAAAACTTTTTATCGAGTGTTGTGTGCAATAGCGAATTGTATTGCAAATCAGTTGAAAACGCTTATGTTGAAATTGCCAATTTATTTATGCAGGCAATGGCAGATCAAGCCTAGTAAAAAAGCCCTGGGTACCCAGGGCTTGTGCAAAGAATTTTTATCAGAATCAGTTTAGCACAGCGACAATATGCCGGTCACATCAGAAGAAATATCTTGCAATCTTTTAATTCCGAAATCACAATCACCTTCTTGTATTGAGGTTAAAAATTCATCAACCATGATATTCAATGGTTGACGTTCAGGCTTTAAAGTATTGAACACGCTCATTCCATCAACATAATTCACAATTGGGCTTAATTTTGTGTCATCAAAATCAATAGTTCCACCTTCAAAAACCATTCTAATCAGCCTGCCTTTAACTGGCTCATTCCACGATACAAATGTGGATGTTTTTACCCCGTTAAATTCCATGTTCAAATATCCTGATCCTGGCTGTGGTTGATCAGGGCGTTTTATCAATCCAGAATTAACGTATTTTGGCTTGCCCAGAAAATAACTAAGAATAGAAATATCATGGGTGGCCAAATCTGCAATGGCGTGTACATCTGTTCTTTGTGGGCCATTATTGACTCGCTCAGTTCTGATATAGATACACTCACCGTAATCTTCTTCTTCAAAAAATCGCTCATTGATTTTCTGAACTGCTTCATTGAATAAAAAAGTTAAGCCTGGGAACAGAATTAAATTGTTTTCACGGGCATTGTTAATCAGGTGAAAGTGTTCCAAAGGATTAAGTGTAAGCGGTTTTTCACAAAGCACATGCTTTCCCTGAAACAAAGCGTATTGAGTGATCTCATAGTGCTTTGAAGTAGGGGCAGCGACAATCACAGCATCAACACCGCTTATGGCCGATTTATAATCTGTTGTTTTTCTGCAATTGTATTGATTAAGAAGGCTTTTAACAGGATCGCAAACTGTAAGTTCATGGCCAAGTTCAGTTAAAATCCGGTAATAATTTGGCCCCCAGTATCCCATTCCAATAATTGCTATTTTCATTCTTTCATACCCTTCATTTCTTCATAAGATTTACACTGACTTGAATACGGACACCAATCGCATTTAAAATTGGGCCGATATGGAAAGTGATTAAATTCAATCGCTTCCTCAACATCTTGAATAATCGTCAAGATTTCTTCTTTGACTTTCGCCAAACTATTTTCATTACGAGTGGATTCGTAACGCTTATCGTGCCTGACATAATGCCAGACCAATACAACATCTTTCACATCCGGCAAATACTCTCTGATTCCCATCTCATAAATAGCCAATTGCATAGATTGGCTTAATTCTGATTTAGTTGGTTTGGCACTTGCCGTTTTGTAGTCGTGAATGTAAGTAATGTCACCTGATTGAGCAACACGGTCAATGTGCATATTCAGCGCATATCCACCGACATCTATTTGCAACTCTAATTCGCAAGCAATGTCTTGCTCATGCGTAAAAGGGTAATTGGTTAAATAGTAGTTTTCGCAGGAGTTATATCCAATATCAAAATAATATTCTGTTGGTTTACCCATGACATTTCTGATAAAAAATTCATCGTAACCAGATTCCCAGTGATGTACATATCTTTCTTGAAATTCATTTAGCGACATTAGGCGCTTATTGATTAAAGCGTTGTGCAGATCTTCTGCCGCTGAGTGAAAGCACGATCCTGTAAACGCTTCAATTCCCTGGCAATATTCAGGCTCATGATCAATATATTTGAGTTTGAATTGTGCCGGACATTGCCGGAATAGCTTTAGACTGCTATAACGATATTCAAGCTTTGGTGATAATGAATCAATTGGCAAAAACATATTTTGTATATCCTTTTGTTATCAAAGATATACTATTTTTAAAATTAAATCAAGGGTGTTTACAAAATATTTAACACGGGTTACAATTGGCGTATTGACACAATCTATAAAAACAAAGGAATTAAACAATGTCAAATTTAGACTTATGGAATTTGGTATCTGAAACAGATCCAGATATGACAGAAAAAATAAGCTTTGGGGCTTATAAATTCACGACAATTGATGCTCAGAGCCAGATCCAAAAAGCCACAGAAGTATTTGGCCCATTTGGAATTGGCTGGCGCGTAACTGATGCCAAGTATGAAGTTATCGTGCCATATGAAGATGATAAACACTATAACCTTCTGGCATTCACCGGAAAGTTTGAGTATGACTGGCAAGATAAAAAAGGGCATTTTGATATCAGCGCAGAGATTGAGCTTTTTGAAAAGGCAAAAGGCGAATGGCGCAGAACATCTGACGCTTATAAAAAAGTTTATACCGATGCACTGACAAAAGCATTGTCTCGCCTGGGATTCAATGCTGACGTATTTCTAGGGAAATTCGACGACAATAAGTACGTCGATAGTCTGCATCGAAAAAAAGAAACTGAAGCCGGTGCTGCAAGCGCAGAGCAATTATCCAAGATTCAAGAGTTGGCTACCAATTTGGAATTGCGTGGCGATCAATTTGCTGAATATCTCAGAACAAATTTCAAAACAAGTTGGAGCCGAATCACAAAAGAGCTGGCAGACAAAATCATTATTGATTTATCCAATAAAAAGCCGGTTGAATACAAGCCTGTTTCAGAAATTGCGGCATCAGAGCCAGAAAAACCAAAAAATGAAAATAAGCCTGAGCCAGAGAAAAAACCTGATCCACCTAAAAAAATGATTCCAGTTCCTAAAAAACCGGATGATTATTATGTCGGATTAACCGATGAAGAAATGTCTCAAGTCAATGGTGACAAAGACATGTCTGAAAAGGTGCTGCTTAACCAAACAGCCCGTGATTTGTGCAATAAATTGTTCAAAGCTGCTGACGACAAAGATTCTATTCAAGTTGATCTCAGCAAGATTCTGAAAGATTTAACAGGATCTCCCACATTGGCAAATAATGCCGTTGGATTATTAAAAACAAGCAAGCGCAAGCTTGAAACACTGGTTAAAACATTAAAAGCAAAGGAATCAAATTAATATGTTAGGAACAAAATTTAGAATTTCTCAAGAAATCCAGTATTTACCACCACTCCATTTACGTCATCATCATGAAAATGATGAAATCTATAACCCAGACGAAATCAAAGAAGGTGATGAACTTCTGGAAGATATTCGCATCAATGGCATTCGTCAGCCATTGATGATTCAGCCAGATGGAACGCTTTTGTCAGGTATGCGACGTTTAAAAAGAGCATTAAAACTCGATCTCGATGAAGTGCCTTGTATTGTTATGGCTGAAATGAATGAAAATGATCAGCGCATTGCCCTGGTGAGCTTCAATCAATATCGCGTAAAAACACCACTTGAAATTTACCGTGAAGCCCAGGCCATTAAAAAATCAATCAAACATGGCCAAGGCAGAAAAAGCAAAGCTGTGGCTGAAAAAATGAACATCGGAAGCTATCGGCAATTTGAGCGTTTAGAGAAAGTAGTAGAATCAGCACCTAAGCATATTGTTCAAGCTGTTGATAAAGGCGAAATAGCCATTTCTGCCGCCTATGAAGATCTTCGCCATTTAGAGCAGCAAGATCCTGAAATTGAACAACGTGCAAGAGCCCTGCTGGATTCAGGAAATGAACGGGATATTAAAACTGCTGTTCGCAAAGCGCGTCGGGCAATCATCGCAGAGCAAAAGCCAATTATAAATTCAGAGCCCGAATCGGATTCATCAGAAGAAAGTGCTAATCAAGTAATTCAAAATACCGGATTGCTTGTTTTCTATCCCTATGATGTTGGAAAGTCAAAAACACCTTGGGAACCAACACAAAGCACAAATGATTGTTTAATTGGCAAATTAAACGGAACACCTATTAAAGATCACTTGCTAGATAATGGTCTTCTATTTCTCTGGTCATATGCCAACACGGTTCCATTTGCTTTGCAATTGCTTAAAAATTGGGGTTTTGAATTTATCACATTGGCCGGTATTCGCTCTGCCAATGGGCCTTGGGTTGAAAAGGGATTTATCCCTGAAGATACAAGCGTAATTATCATTGCTAAGAAACAAGGTGTTGCTACTCCAAGACTTGGAAAGGTAAAAGGAAATAGTTTAACATCTAACTCGCGCCAAGGTGCTTTTGCTCTCACTGCTGCAAGCCTGGTTGATTTTGTAATGGCATTTGGTGACGGGCCTTATTTACAGGTTTGGGGGCCAAATTTGCCTGAACGATGCGAGGATGAATCCTGGTTGATTTTACGTCCATAGTCCAGATAAAGTAAAATCTTACATAGAGCTGTTGCGATGCGGCCCTATGTAAGATTTTTTTATTTTATCAGGAGTTTGTATGACGACACAATGGGCAGCAGGTGAATTAATCACTGCATCCAAGCTAAATAAGGGTTTGTTCTTCAGGCGTGATAACATTGCTGGCCTTGAAGCCGTTGACACATCTCTTTACACCGAGAGTTATTATTGCTGTTATGTTTATCAAAAAGGCATTTATTACCACGATCCAGCAAGTTCTGTTACGGCTGATGGCTATTATATTGTTCAGCCAACATCAGGTGGTGGGCGCTGGTTTTTAACATCTGGATTATCAGGACAAACATATGCTGATGTGGCAGAACTTAAAACAGTAGTTACAACCGGCATATCTTACTCGTTATACGCTTATGTAACAGATCTTGGTATTTATCAATTAAAACCATCTTCAACAGATGTTGGTGATGATTTTAGTGTTATAAAGCCGACAACAGGAACAGGCAGATGGCATTTGTTTGCGCCACATACCGATATGACATTGGGTGTTATTCAGAATGAATTGCGTACATTATCTGAACTTCGTGATCGCATTTCAGATAATGACGATGGGTACATTTATTTATCAGCATCACTTTCATGGAGCAGCATCTCAACTATCAGCATCCAAACGCAAACAGTTACATGTATTGGTGCGCGTGTTGGAGATATTGTTAATGTTGGTATGCCAGAACTCGATTCAACCAACAGAATAAGCCTTCAATGGGTTGGTGTAAAATCAAATGACACAATAACAGTGACACTTAGAAACAATCACACATCAAGCCTTACGCCAAGTACAGGAACATGGAAATTTGAAATCAGGAGATTCAACTAATGCCAGAAACTTTAAATGGATTAAGATATCAGTCTTTAATTTTGTCGGGCGGCATCACTTATTCAGAGCTTGAAACTGAATTATCAGGAAGTGCTGTTAAAAAAGCAAATTTTTTAAATCTTTGTCAAAACAAAAGGGATTTGAAATCATTAATTAGCTTTGGATATACTACAATTCGCCAAAGCCCAAGTGCTTTAGCACAAGTGCTTACACGTGGTTATGTCATGAATAACTCATTGATATCCCAGGGGCTTGCTTATTCTACCGAGACTTATATTGGCCTTACAATGCCAACAACACTAAGTCTTCGTCCGGCAACAAATTCAGCCATTAAATATTCAACTTGTTTTGTGTCAAGAAATAATTACACAGCAAGCCCGATTTACGAATTTAATTTTTTCACAAACACATGGTTTTTAATGACCAGTTCAGGCACAGGATCTTCAGTCTCATGCGCCTTTGGAACGCTTGAAAATGGATATGTCGCTGGTGGTGATGGATCTGGTTCTGGCGCTTATTTAGATGACATTGAAAAAATCAATTACCCAACAAGAGCGATTTCAACACTGTCAGCAACATTAGCTGATACACGCAAAGAACCTGCTGGTGTAAGCTCTGACACAAATGGGTATGCTTGTGGTGGCACTGACGGATCAAGAAAAACAGAAATAGATGGACTTACATTTGCCAATGAAGCAGCATATAATCCGGCGGCTGCGCTTGGCACAGCAATTCAAAGCTGTGCTGGTGGTGAGTCCTATACAAAAGGCTATCTTTTTGGTGGTAATACAGGAAGCTCTGTCAATACAACAACAGCCATGACGTTTTCTTCCGAGGCAATTGCAACTCTGGCATCCACGCTTTCAACAGCAAGAAATTCAATGGGAGCAACTCAGTATGGGGCTGGAAATTATTTGTTCGGTGGTTTTGGAGATGCTTCAAGACTAACTAGATTTCCCCACGCTACTGAAACAATGGCAGATGTGAACAACACTTTGTCGTCTTATAATTCCAGCGCAACACAAACAGGATGCCAGGGAGGTGGAATGTAATGTTTGATGTGAACATACCTGAAATAATAAATAAATTTTATTCCCAGGCAGAGCATATCCCATTTGAAAATTCTGATTTTCAAAACTTAGCTTTTGTTGTATCGAATCAACAAACACCAGAAAGAATGCTTCGTGCTGCAATCATGAAACAAAGCAGCATTTTGTCTGCTTTAACTGAAAATAACGCAAAATACAAACGTGATCAAATTAAATTGCGAAAATTAAAATCACGTTTGGAAGCTGCTGATTTAGATCCAGAAGAAAAGGAATTGATTGAAATAGATCTGGAAGAAATGCAATTAAATTCATTAATGACAGAAAAACTGGTGAAAGATGCCACGCATTCATATCATTTTTTACAAGGCATTATTGATTCGTTGCCAAAAATTGAATCACGTCAGGCATTTGAATTAGCTGAACCAAATCATTTTGATCTAAGATTTAATCGCCAACTTGATGTCCTGAAATACGGTCAGGCAGCAGGAGCGATTGAGGGGCAGTTAAATATGATGGCAGATGTTAAATCAATTTCTGAAAAAATACCAGAATTTAAATTGATATCTGAAAAATTTTATAAATCTCAAAATATTTTGGATTCACCAAAAGAAAATCCATTGCTTGAATCATAATAAAAAAGCCCCATTGAAGGGGCTTTTAATTTGGCTTTGAACTCCAGAAAATTATATCAAAGTCACATTCCGTTTTTGAATAAATGGTGTAAGATGTAAAAGTGTTCAAAAAAGCAAAAGCCCCCTTCAAGTTTTCGAGGCCTTAAGGGGACTTTAAGTTAAACCTGATATGGGCTTTTGCTTTTGGGCAAAATTAATATCAGACGAAAGGTAATCCGAAGCAATGCAACTTCTGATTAATGAGCATAATATCACTTTTTCACCCGCTTTAGCAACGCTATTAGGCGTAAACAAAGCTATTTTCTTGCAAACAATTCATTATTGGCAATATAAAAAGTCCTTAAACCCAGAAAAATTTAAAGATCACTTTTATGATGGCGATTATTGGATTCACATGACAATTGAGAACTGGGTTGATCAACTTCCTTTTTTCTCTAAATTTAATTCAAAAAACAAGCATGTAACCATGCAAAGGCTTGTTGATTCATTGAGAGAAGATGGATTAATTGAATGTGTTTCATTTGACGCAAGAGATGGCGATCAAACTTTATGGTATCGAATTATCCATTCTGAATTAGATAATCTTCTGAAAAAACATGAAAATGAAATAGCCGAAATTACAAAAAAAAGACTTTCAAGGAAAGAAACTTTTAAAGACAAGATGAAAAACAAATTGTATCCAGATTCAACAACTTGTGAAGTTTTAGAACAAATTGTTGAGAACAAAAACAAAAAGATGAAATCTATAATACATAATATTCCATATAGATCATCATATGGTTCTTCTAAAGAAGAAGATCCTGCTAACGCAGGAATTGCTTTAGACGATGAAATTCCAAAGAAAAAAAAAGAAAAAAAAATTAAGAGTGCTCAGAGTGAAGAAATAGATATTTGGACAGATGAGCTTAGAGCAATTTATCCAAAAGATCGATTGCCAAATTCAAAGAAAATGATCAAAGAAAAATTAAGATCACTCAAAGATGAAAATGAAAAACCAGTTAAGTTAGACCAAGACGTGATTGATAAAATCAAGAAAAGCATTTTGCTTTATGAACGAAATCATTGGCAAAGTGTTCCAGAAGAAGAAAGAAAATTCATTCCATTGCTAAACAACTTCATTGGCAAAGGTTATTGGATTCCAGATTTAGAATTGATTGAAAGAAAAACAAAGCAATTAGGAGCAAAATACGTTTCAAGCAGAAAAAAGAATTTTGATTCAGCAATGAATAGTTTTATGATCAAGCTTGAAAAAGTGCAAGAACAGGTAAGGTTAGAAGTTCAAGAAGAAAGAAAGCAATTAGGTGAAAGCAATGACAAGTGATTTTTTTAACAAAGCAATGGCTCGTTTATGCTCTTTTTACAACAACAAAGGACTTTTGGATGACGAAGATCAAATGGAAGTCTGGTACAGCTTTCTCATGTTTTATTCAGACGAGCAAATTGCAGCGGCTATTTTGCACATGATGGATACGGTTCCGGCATTTCCTTCAATCCAGATGGTGACAAGCTACATTAAGAAAATGAATGAGGTTCCTTGGGAAGCTGCTTTCACCGAAGCAAAATCAAAAGCGCATTTATTGAAATACCCTCAATACGTCAATGGCGAAAAAATGCCCGTGAATTTCTCAGATTCGCTTGTTTTAGATGTCATTAATGTGATTGGATTAAACGAGTTTGTTTCGTGTCATGTGAGCGATTCTGGGACGCTTCGCGCTCAGTTTAAATCTGCTTACGAATCAATGCAGAGTCGCAGGAACATGGAAAAGATTGCGGCATTTGCGACGATAGGCACACAATCACCAGTGATGATGCTGGTTACAGGCGATATTTATCAATTAACAAAAGTGGCGGCACTGATGGCGGCAAACAATGGGTAAGCTTTATTCAGCCGGTGTAGATACCGGAATGAAAAATATCGGATTCGGGGCCGTGTGCTTTGACACAGAATCCCTAAAGGTTAGTCTGGCATACGAAAGCTATCTGGAAACGCATTTTGATCAACCGCTGGAAGATCGCTTGATGGCCATTGGTATGGCGACATCTGAAATGGCTAATTTGGTAAATCCCCACATATCTTGTGTTGAAAACTTTTTTGCTCACCAGATGAAAATAAAGGGGAAAAACCCAATTTATAACCCTGCTGCTCCCAAGATGTACATGGCGATGGGTGTGATATTTCATTCATTGAGACATCATAAGCCTATTTTGATGAAGCCGCAGGAAGCAAAAAAGGCTGTGAGCTTTTTTAAAGCGGATAAAGATCAGGTCGGTGCTGGTGTAAAAGCAATTTTAAATCTAAACTATGATATTGGGAATGAACATACTAATGATGCCCTAGCCCTAGCCCTGGCCCGATTGTTTTTAACACCTGTTTACCGTCGCTCAGGTGCAACTTGCCACATGCCGATATTCAGATGAATCAAGCACATGGAGTTGATACTTCCAGGCGCATTCCTTGCCCAGATGGATTTGATAAATCTTTTTGGGAAGAACTCTGCACATTTCAAAAATACACTATTGAAAATGAAAAAGAGTTTTTAGAATCTTTGCTTGCTAATTATCCAAATATCTCTGATCAGTTTCGTTATGAAACGATTTGCGAGTTTTTAACACTGAGCAACTTGCAATAAGCCATATATTTTTTGTATATATAGTTTATGAAGAAAATGTTAATTCGCATCACTGATGCACAGGAAAAGTTTTTAAAAGAGCAGAAAGAATCTACTGGTATGCCTGTCTTGCAAATTGTTAGACAGGCTATTACCGATTATCAAAAAAAGCAGCAAAGGAAAAACAAAAAAGGTGAGTGAGGTATTTCAAAAAGAATTAAAGTTTTTCAAGCCGCACCCAAATAATTCAGAAATCTATTCTGATGAAAACCAGAAAGATGATTTATACGAATCCATTAAAGAGCATGGGGTGATTCAGCCATTAGTTTGTTTAATGGATGGAACAATCGTATCTGGCCATCGTAGATTTAATCGCGCCAAAATTTTAAAACACAAAACGATTCCGGTTATGATTGTCGATCCGCGAGACTCATCTCCAGAAGGCATTATCGAAATAATGCTGGAATATAATCGCTATCGTAAAAAAACTGCGACTGAAATTTACCGAGAAGCCCTGGTTTATCAAAATGTGATCACTCGCAAAAAGGGTGCTGGCAGAACCAGCGCACACATTGCTTCACTGGTTGGTATTGGATCGGCCCGTCAACTGGAGCGATTAACCTATGTGATGCAACATGCACCGGCAGAAATCATTGAAAAAATAAATAAGGATGAGGCTTCTATCTCAACTGTTTACACTGATTTGGTTGATTTAAAAAAAGAGCCAGAAGTGATTCAAAAAGCCGCCGCCAAAAAAGTTGAATCTGGAACCGCTGCTACGCTTAAAGAAGCAAAAGCTCAGGCAAAAGCCGAAGAAACGACTAAGCGAATGAAGCGATTGAAAACAGATTCATTTTCACCACCATATGATTTTATCAATGTGTTTCCAAATTGGGACTATGCAGAAATTGGCCGGACACATCCAGGCTTTCAATGGGCAAATCCCCAAAGTGAAGTTCTTGAAAGCGATGCGTTAGTGAATTATGAAGTGAAGGGCATTCCATTTGCGAATATTGGTGCTGAAAAAAGCATGGTCGCGCTTTGGGTTCCCAGTGAATTAAGTGAATTGGCAATCCCTGTGTTGCAGGCATGGGGGTATGAATTTGCTTGTAAATTATTCTGGTGCAAAGACACGCCACATGAAGCTAAAACGGTAAATCTGCTAGATGATTGTGTTCTTGAGTGTTTTATCGGAACTCGCGGAGAATTTCAAGTGTTGAATCAATCAAACTGGTTCAGCGGAAGTGCATCGCCAGGATCTCTGCCAGAATACTTTTATGCCATTATTCAAAAGTTTGGATTTGAAAAATCCATTGAGTTATTTACATCTACACAAAGAGAAGGATTTGCACATTATGGATAAGCCGGTAGAAATTAAATTAATGGAAATTCAAGGTGTTTTTGAAAGCGTAAAAAATCAAGGTGATTTTAATCAGGTTCTTTTGGACTGGATTAAAAACAGACAGGAAAGCGGAGCGCGTGATCAATCGCAAATGGATTTATCAAAATTTGTGGTGAACTCGTTTGATTGGATTGGTCTGCTTTTGGGATTGGTTAATTCAGTTTCACCAAAAAAGCCCATTCAAACACACTTAGTTGAATCCAAAGATTTAAAAGAATTGGAAGATCGTGTCAATCAATTTTTAACTCAACACCCTATGGCTGACGATCCAAACATCATTATTCAGCCTAAAATTGGTGGTGGATACTTTTGCATGATTACCGGACGATATGATACCCAGTTTTCAGATTTTATTGAAAACGCACTTAAAAGCATTGGCTTATGACAGACGACGAAATATTATTGGCTTTTATGCAATCTGATCTAAACGTCAGATCATTTGCTAGGCAGCAATACAATAAAGGCGCAACTGTTACTCAATTGATTTATCTCAAAGATAAATTAATGCAAATTGCCGGTGCTAAAATAAGCGCCAGGCCAGAAAAATACACCATTGAATTTTATCGTTGTGATAGTTGCGATTTGCCTCATCGCATTGTTTATAAACACAGTGATCAAAACCGCTGTCCTATTTGCAAACTTGGTGACATTGAAAATCCATCAATGATTTATTATTTGCCAATGGGTTTTTTAAAGTTTAAAGGCAAAAATGAATTTTTTATGAATACCGTTATACATGCTATGAACATTGAAATTAATGGTATTCCTATGGAATTTGACCAAGAATATTTAGATAAATTGAAAGTAGAAATCGTAGAACATGATTATTCCAATCTCTAACCCAGGCATTCAAAATACATTATTAGCACCTGAATTGCTGGACATTACTCAAAAGGTGATTTACTCAGGGGAATATATTATTGGCAAGTGGCTAAAAAAATTCCAGTTTGATTTTGCTCAGTATCATGGTGTGAAATACTGCTTGGGAGTGAACAGTGGAACCGACGCGCTTAACCTGGCTTTACGCGCAGTTGAAGTCGGGCCTGGTGATGAGGTGATTGTGCCTGCCATGACTTTTGTGGCCACTGCCGAAGCCGTAGCCAAAACCGGAGCTAAGCCAGTGCTGTGTGACATTACCAATGATGGTAAAGACCTAATTGATGTCAGCTTGATTCCAAGCTTAATCACCGAGAGAACCAAAGCTATTATCCCCGTTCACTTGCATGGGTACATGTGCGACATGAAAGCCATTATGGACATTGCGGCAGATCACAATTTGGTGGTCATTGAAGATTGTGCTCAAGCAACTGGTGCAAGTGTGATTATTGGCAACAAGCGTTATTATGCCGGAACACTGGGCCATATTGGGTGCTTCTCATTCTTCCCCACTAAAAACCTGGGATGCCTGGGTGATGGTGGGGCTATTATCACCAATGAAGATGATGTCGCGGCAGAGATTGAGGAGCTTCGCCAGCATGGTGGGGCTAAGAATAATCCTAAAGTAGTTGGCGAAAACAGCAGATTAGATGGCATTCAAGCAGCTTATTTAAGTCTTAAGCTAGATTTTCTTGATGAGTGGAACGCAGTTAGAAAAGTAAATGCCCAATATTATCGAGAAGCATTTGCCAATTATGCGATTCAAAATCCTGACTTTGGTAGATTTCTTGGTGAGCAAATTGTTCTTTGCCCAGAATCAGATGAGTGTGTCTACCATCATTTTATGGTTCGCATTGAATCCAATCTAAAAAATCATTCATACCGTGATTTCAGGGATTTGATGATAAAAAAATTGGCTGTACGTGATATTGGTGCAATGTCATATTATCCGTTGGACATAGGCAGCATTACTGCCTACAAAGAGCAAAGGGCTTACCCAAGAGCAGAAAAACAATCTTGTACCAATCTTGGATTGCCCATGTATCCAGAGCTTACAAAATCAGAAATTTATCATGTTGTGGCTTGGTTTGTGGATATTGCAATTAAACTTTATAACGAAAAAGCCCCCGAAGGGGCTTAGTTTAAATCATCTTTTTTGCTTTCTTTAAATAAGGCTTGAGTGCTTCGGATTCTCGGAGCACTTTTTTTATAAATTCTTTTTGGCCACCGATCCCATTATCTAAAGCCGCCAATCTCAATGCTAATTCAAGTTCTGGCTCTACACCTTTTATTGGCGCAATAACTCCCGTCAATGGCTTGTCTAATTTAACTTTTGTAGTCATTTGCTTAATCCTATTCATCATGTGATTGTTTATTTATAGCACGATATAAATATCTAATTCAAGTCGTTGACGAATTTGAATAAATAGTATATCGTTGTAGCATGATTGTATATATTTATCACCAACATACTTACGATGTAAAAGGATCTTTGCTGCTTAAGCGAGATCCAAAGCATGAGATATCAGCCTATGGGTATCAATATGATTCCCATTGGTGGGATATTGATTCAGAGCAAAGGCAAAGGGCATGGCCTGCCTTTGATATTTCTGAAAGTGCGTCGGTAGACACGCTTAACCCTGTTTGCTATGCACCAACAGAATTGGCGCTTTGCATGAGTCATCATTTAATTAAAGATTTGGAGTTTGGCTACACTACGCTTACCCAGGCAAGCCGTGATGATGGATTGATTCCATCTGAAACATTCTTTGATGAATGTTTTGAAATGCTGATTAATCAGGACATGGATTTTTTAAGCTCTATCCAGTTTGATTTAGAGACTTACAAATCTAAAACAGCCTGGATGTCTAAAAAGGCTATTTGGCATTTGGATATGATGGTCAGACTTGAAGGCCATAGTGATTTCACTGATTATGCGCGTCGGGTTCTGCTTGATGGACTGAGAGATTTTAAAGTGCTAGCCTATTTTGCAAACAAGATTGCTAAATACGATGCTGCACACACGCATCTAAAAACCCCTAAGAAGCCTTTTGTTTTTCAAACACCTAAAGCCGCAGACTTGCCAGGTATTTGGCAGGTCAGAAAAATAAAGCCTTATTTCTCATTTTATGGCGATCAGGTGTATGTCATTTGCGCCAATGAGCATAATGAGGGGGTTTGCTTTAGCATTAGCCCAGACAATTATAAAGAAGCTGGCTTTCAACTGGGATCGGTTGTAAATATACGAGCCCGTGTTGCCGGTGAACCAAAAGACGGTTTATTACCATTAAATTATGTGAAAGTGACTTTGCCAAATGGATGAGTTGACCAAAAAAATTGTTGATGCTGCTATTGAGGAGGGAATGGCAGAATTGAAATTAAGCGCATATAAAATTCAAGTCGAAGAATGGGCCAAGAAAGTTGAGCGAGAGATGATGATGTATCACGACATCGCAGTAAGAAGCCAGAAACAAATTGAATGGATGAATACTATTCAAAATGTAAAGCTATTTTTATTCTCTATTTTTTCATTTATTGTCGGATTATTATTTAGAGGTATCTAACATGGATTTTATTGTTATTCAAGAAAAACTCATTAATTTGAGAAACATCGTAAGTATCGAGCAGTCAAAAGACAAAAGCCATATTTATTTAAGAACTGTTTTTGATAGTTTTATTAAGTTCTCGTATCATCAACCAACTGAATGCGATTCTGTTTATCAATCTTTGATTAAAAGGCTGGCTTTCCCACATGCAAATTGAAAACATTATTTTCTCAGGATTGCGCGGAATTGAGTTTGAATCTGTGGATGATGGCCCAGACATGATTAACATCTATCCAGAAAAAATCAGTCTGGTTATGGATTCTGCTGATTCGTTTGTGGATCAGTGGATTAAGCATGTTCAATCCAGGCCTATTGATGCTGGATTGCCTTCTGTAGTAGTAATGTCTGATTCTGGGTTGGACATCGCATGATTGATAAAATTCCCCCTCACAGCCAAGGTGCTGAAGAAGCCGTGATCGGAATGTGCTTGTTGGATTCAGTGGCGGCATCTAAAGTAATGACGATGCTTAAGCCGGAATACTTTTACTACAAGCATCTTGGCCTAATCTTTAAGCACATGCAAAAGCTTTATACCGCAGGCAAGCCAGTTGATTTAGTGTCTGTAAGTTTATCTTTGACTGCTTCTGAAGAAATTATTAATATTGGTGGATCTGGTGTTCTTAGGGAGCTGGCTAATTCGCAAGCTACCAGCGCCAATATCAGGCACTATGCAGAAGAAGTGGTTAAAACATCTACCCTTCGGGCCTTGATAAGCGCAGGCTCTCAAATTGTAGAGCTTGGTTTTAATTCTGCCGATGATGATATTGAACGTGTTTTATCGGATGCCGAGCGCAAGATATTCTCACTCAATCAAATGACTGATCAAAGTGGATTGTCCCATGTGGAACATAGCGCATGGGCATTTTATGAGTCGCTTTCGCAGGCTTACGAATCGGGTGATCAAAGCAATCGTGTTGTAGATACTGGACTGAGAGATTTAAACGCTATGTTGGCCGGTGGGTTTTCGCCTGGTGATCTGGTGATTTTGGCGGCAAGGCCCAGCATGGGTAAAACTGCTTTGGCTTTCAATATTGCGACTCACATTGCAAGCCGTGATCCCATTGCGGTATTTAGTTTGGAAATGAGTGCCGAGCAATGTACATCACGCATGGTATCTTCACACAGCAAAATTCCATCGAACAAAATCAAGTCTGCGAAACTGAACACTGAAGAATGGACTGAAATTGCAAAATCGGTTGAACACATTTCATCTTTAAATATGTTCATTGATGAATCCAGTTTGCTTTCGCCAGGTGATTTGCTCAGTAAGTGCCGCAGGCTTAAAACGGAACAAAAGAAGCTTGGCGCCATTGTAATTGATTATCTTCAACTTATGGCATCTGCTGTTGATGACAACAAAAACAAGGATATTATTGGATTCATCAGCCGACAATTAAAATTACTGGCAAAAGAAATGGATTGCCCTGTCATTGCCCTGAGCCAATTAAGCAGAGCAGTTGAAAGCCGAATGGACAAACGCCCGATGATGAGTGATTTGCGTTCATCAGGTGAAATTGAACAAAACGCTGATTTAGTGATGTTTCTTTATCGTGATGAATACTATAATTCAGACTCAAGCGATAAAGGTGTTGCAGAACTTATTTTAGCCAAGAACCGGAACGGCCCGACTGGAATGCTGCGCCTCTACTTTGAGGCCAATACTACGACATTTAAGGACTTGATCTTATGATTACCGTTGTTAACTGCAAAATAGTTAAGCCAGATATTTATATCGGCAGGTACAATCCAAGATTTGGCACAGGGCTTTTGTATAATCATTATGCTATAAGTCTTTTTGTAAGTCGCCAAATGGTTATCGAAATGTTTGAAAGAGATTTCTTTGAGAATACAGAGCCTAGATTTAAGCGTGGCATCAAGCAAATTATGGATCATCATGACATTCATGGTGACACAACCATCGGATGCTGGTGCAAGCCTGAAGCATGTCACGGTGATATCATTGCAGATTATTTAAACCAAAGGATTTTACAATGTCAAAAATAGAATGGACAGATTTCACCCACAATATTGTTACCGGATGCACACACAAATCCCCAGGGTGCTTTAATTGTTATGCTGAAACCATGACTGCCAGATTAGTTGCAATGGGCCAAAAAAAATACAGCAAAGGGTTTGGCGTGGTGGTGACACACCCAGATGAGTTAAATCGGGTTCCAAAAAGAACGGGTGAAAAGAACAAAGTCTTTGTATGCAGCATGTCTGATTTATTTCACAAAGATGTCCCCAGTGAATTTATTCAGCAGGCATTGGATGTTTATGCAACACACAGCGATATGATATTCCAGATTTTAACCAAGCGTAGTGATCGCCTTGCTGACTTTGAATATCCGGCAAATGTATGGCTTGGTGTAAGTGTCGAACATGCGAATTATCGTTTTAGGATCGATCATTTGCGATATACCGATGCGCGTGTTAAATTTATCAGTTTTGAGCCATTAATAGGCTGTGTTGGTGAAGTTGATTTAACCGGAATTGATTGGGCCATTATGGGTGGCGAATCTGGCCCAAATGCCAGATACCTTGACACAAACTGGATAGATCGATTGATGAACAATTGCCGAGCGCAAGGCGTGGCTATTTTTGTAAAACAATTAGGCGCTCACCCAATTGGATTGAATCTAAAAAACAGAAAGGGTGCTGATGTATCAGAGTGGCCCAAGCGATTCCGAGTGCAAGAAATGCCATGCAAATAATTGAATGCGTCTATGCTTTATACAGAAAGTTTGCCCAGCATAAATTACATGGCTATGGCGTAAAGGCGTTTCAAAACTTTGAATCCGATTTCTTAAGTGTGGCTCAATCTGGATTGATTCATGAGATTGAGATTAAAATGAGCCGGTCTGATTTCTTGGCAGACTTTAAAAAGCAAAATAAACATGCGTTAATTCAGTATGGCGAACTCGCAAATTACTTCTGGTTTGCTGCACCCAAGGGAATGCTGAAACAAAAAGACATTCCAGATTACGCAGGCCATATAGAGTTTGAATACGAAACTATTCAGGTTGGCAGAAACACATTGCTTGAATATCGATTGAATGCCCAGGTGATTAAAGATGCCCCACGCATTCACCGGAACAAAAAGAATGTGGATGAAAAGATTTTGCGCTCAATGTATTACAAGCAATTGAATACCATGAGAGAAAAAGTATCTCATATTGAAAAGGAAAGATATGCCAATGGCAAAAGAAGCAAAGGTGCATTATGAAAAAAATGGTAGGCCCATCTGCCCGATCAAGGGTGGAGATATCTTGCTGACGACAAACAAGCGAGATATCACTTGTGGGTTTTGCAAGCGGTTTTTATCCGGTGATCATTATCGAGGAATACGAGATTCCACAAAATACAAACGATAACAAAAATAACATGGCGAGTTGTGAGCTACACAGAAAACGACTCGCTTTAACTATTTTCAAACTACCAATAAAATAGTACAATGTTTAAATTGAAAGGATATATTTTTTATATGAGTTTAAGCGTCACAGTTGTTCAAGGAAACGTTGGACAAGAGCCTGAATTTAAAATATCAAAAGCGGGAAAGTCGTTCATCAAGTTTTCGCTGGCAGTCAGCCGGAACTATAAAGGTCAAGATGGTGAGTATGGAACGGACTGGTTTAGCGTGGTGTGCTTCAATGAGGCCACAGTAAACTATTTGCAGTCACAAGGATTTGATAAAGGTTCAAAAGCCGTTGTCAAAGGCCGGATGGAGTCAAACAAAACAGATTCAGGAACCTATTGGAATCTGGTTGCAGATGAAATCAGCTTTACGCCAAATCAAAAAAGTGAAGGGAAACGTCCACAGGCTTCCCCAAAAAAATCATATGGCGGCTATGCCGTTGATGACGACGAAAGACCCCCATTCTAATGGCCAGATGGAAAAAACTGGATACCGTGGCTTTTAAAGCAAAGCTGATTGATCTAGGTTTGATTAATACCAAGCATAGGGCATCTTGGAACATTGAAAAATTCAGAGCCATTCATAAGGCATCGGGCATGAGCCTAAATGCCTTTGCTGCCAATGTGGGTATTCGATCCAGCACGATCCAATTTTGGCTTGATGGCCTGCATGAGCCCACTATCATGATGTTGTGCCGAATCAGGCACAAGACAGGCATCATCTTTGAGATTGGATGCCATTCTGGACGATACCCTGCTAATATCGAAGGATTGAAAACCGTTTTGGAACGCAAGAACAAAACTCAGTTTGAATTGGCGATTACTTCAGGTGTTAATAAAATGACGATCAATCGTTTTCTAAACAAGTCCCAGGGAATCTTAACCGGATTATCGGTGCGCGAATGGCGTTTAATGGCCAGGGCTTTGCGCTGCACCTTCTATATCCCTGCTATGAAAGATATGGACGGTATTATTGCTAAAGGGCTTCGACTCAATGACGAAGCAGAATGATCCCGTTTGGGGCCACGTACCCTATAACGAAATAATGAAGGGGGTGCAACAAGCAAAAGAATTGAAAGAAGCAAAGCGCATTCAGCACAAGCACGAAAAGTTTTTAATATTTAAAGAACTCGCAACACGCGATGATGAAAAGGAAAAATAATGAGTTTAATCCCAATGAATTTTCATACATTCAGTAAAAAACTGACGGGTAACTCTGGTTTGTATGAAGTCGGTGACGGTGGAACGGTGTTTGTAAAGGTGGGCCGAGTGGCTGTGAGTATTAGCCATTTCAGCGATTATCCACCAGGCATGTATAAAGTAGGCGACAGTTCGGCCCGTGATGGCATGTACATCATTGCCCCACTATTCACCAAGCTTCAACAGGCTACACACTCACTTCAATTGAAGTTGGCTCACATCACCCAGATTTATGAATTGGTATCAAAATGGCGCAGCACATCTGGCAAACGAGCAACAGAAATTGTTTTTAAAATTGATCCTGATGCAAGCCCTGATCAGATGGTGCTAACCGTTTTTGCCGAAGGTATTCCAGATGAATTTTGCAATATGCGTTTAACCTTCCCGCTGCAAGCACAAGGCAGACATCAAGTGGCTTTCAAATTCAAAATCAAAGAAGCCATTGATTTTCTATTCACCGCAAAGGAATCCAAGGATAAATCAGCAATTGTATCTTTGCACTACACACCGGATGCTGAAACCTACAATCAAAACCCTGTGTTTTTAACTTGGCTGAGCTTTGGTGAGAAGCATCGCTTTACCTGCGCTCATCAAATTGTGCCGGAAGATCAGAGCGATAAGCCGGTAGAACGAAGCGAAGATGATTCATTTTTGGATGATGATTTAGAGGTTCGCAATGATTTGGTTGAGATGAACAAGCCAAAAAGCAAAGGTAAAAAGAAAAAATAATTGACACGCATATATATTTGATATATATTGGTAATACCGATAGCGCAGGTGACGATTACATCTACAAGACGTTCCAAAAATCGTTGCCAATCTTTCTTCGGTGTTAAATGACGGTAATAGCGTAGGTGTCAGTTACTTCCATTGATAACGGACGAGAGGTGGGTTCGAGTCCCACTTGATGAGCAATCATCAATAGCCGAGTGGTAAGGCGCGTAATACACTGATCCCGACTTTTCTTTGCCGTCATTTAACACTGTAGAAGCTCCCGAAAGGGGGCTTTTTTAGTGTTTAAAAAATATAGGTAGGCTATTTTATGAAATTCAATCAAATTATGACCGCAACAAAAAAAATACAGCAAGCACCTTCTCGCGTGGAAAATTATGCCGGTGGCGTGGCATTTAACCCCACAGATAGTTTGAAACTCTATTTGATGTGTTCCACCGCTATGCTGGAAGATAAGTTTTATACCAGCAATGAAAATACGCTTAAAGAGATTCAAGCCCTGTGCCGAAAAGTCCCCCGAAAGGTACTCCTATTTTTGGCAAAATATTGCCGTAATGAATTGCGCCTGAGAAGCATCAGCCATTTATTATTAGCAGAGGCATCTATGCGCTGGGATGTTCGTCCCGATGAATCTAAGCATGATGTCATTGAATACGCGCCAGAGATTATCCAGCGAGTAGACGACATTACCGAAACGATTTCTTACTGGATCACTCATCTGGGCAAAGGCAAAAAATCAAAGTTGCCAAACGCTTTAAAAAAAGGCTTAGGCCGAGCGTTTAATAAGTTTGATGAATATGCCCTGGCAAAGTACAATCGTGATGGGGCCATTAAATTATCAGATGCACTCAATCTGGTTCATCCAAAACCCAAGGATGCAGCACAAGCAGAATTATTTAAACGTGTGCTAGATGGCAAATTAGCCACGCCTGAGACATGGGAAGTTGAGATATCCGGCAAGGGATCAACCGCTGAAAATTGGAATGCCATTGCGCCTAAAATGGGCATCATGGCCCTGGTGCGGAATCTCAGAAATTTTGAACAAAAAGGTGCTGATGTTGCGCTGGCTCATGCACTGGAAAAACTTCAGGATTCAGAAACGATTTTAAACTCAAAATTATTGCCATTTAGATTCTTGAGTGCCGAACGTGAAGTATCTCACCAAGCGACGAAGGACGCGCTTCGCCAAGCTTTGCATCTCTCGATTGATAACCTGCCAAAATTAGCTGGAAAAACCCTTTATATCGTAGATAACAGCGGAAGCATGTCATCAGCTATTGCTGGCAAAAGCAAAGTCACTTGCTCGGACGCTGCTTGCATCATGGCGGCCATTGGCCACCGCTTGAGCGATGAATCCACGGTGATTGTGTTTGGTGAACGTGCTGCCATTGTGCCGGTATCTAAACTTGATTCTGCTATCACCAATTCCCAGCGCATTGGCGCAACAGATGTAGGCCATAGCACCTATGCGTTCAAAGCCCTAGAGCTGGCCATTGCTCAGAATATTCAGGCCGATAGAATCATCTTGCTATCTGACATGCAATGCTATGGCGATAGACCTATTGGCGCAAGCTTTTTTTCTCAATACCAAACACATGAGTCCACACTGCAATATCAGTTTGATCGCTATATGAAAAAAGTGAATAAAAATTGCAAATTGTTTTCAATTGATCTGCAAGGCTATGGCAATCTGCAATTTCTGGAAGATCAGCGCAATGTATTCCCATTGGGGGGATTCAGTGAGCGCATTATTGAACTCATTGCCAGACTGGAATCGGCAGAACCGGACTTCCTGCCGCGATAAAAAATTCCAGGGGCAAAAAATAATTACAGGGGTGTTTTTCCTTATGGGAGAAACACCCTTTTTTTGAGCAGTTGCCCTGTGGAAATCTTTTTTTAATCCTTGAGCTTAAGCCAATCTTAATATAGGCCAAAAAAAAGCCAGGTATCGGGCCTGGGTGTTTTGTCAAGTGTCCCTATCGCCTGGGTGTGTCCACTTCACAATGTCTAGTTTGCAAGCTATTTGATACCTGTTAAGATATCTAAAATACAATTTTTAAGAGGTATCTATGATTCAGGATTCAAAACTTACCAGTACTGGCCGCAAAGGATCAGCAAATGAATATTTCACACCGGATCTAATTGTCCGTTTTATGTGGATGTTAATTTTAAAATTAGGTATTAAAAGTATGCCAGTGCTGGAACCATCAGCCGGTATAGGTGCTTTTATTAAACACGCGCCAAATCATTTTGATGACATAACCGCAATTGAGATTCAATCAGATTCAGCTAGCCTGATACCATCCAGGGCAAAAGTCCATAACTTACCCTTTGAAAGCTTTGCATGTTCTGCGATTTTAAACGGCTTAAAATATGGGCTTATTATTGGTAATTTGCCGTTTGGGCCACGGGCCACCATTGGCCATGATAAAAGCCTACAGAATCTAACGCGCCATGAATTATACTTTATGGTCAAAAGTATTGAACTGATGGTAGATAATGGCATCATGGCTGTGATTGTGCCTCATAGCATAATGGATTCAGCTAAATTAGAATCATTCAGAACTGCTTTAAGTAGTAAACTGAAACTTGTTTCAGCCTATAGGTTATCAGATCAAGTATTCAAAGCATCAGGCGCTTGTATTGTCACTGATATCTTAATCTTGCAGAAGTGCAAAGGGGAACCGGATCAATTTAATGACTATTATTCAAAGCACCCTGATCATGTTTTAGGTGTTCCAGGTATAGATCGCTTTGGTAAAGATACAATCACCGGCCAAATTGAATCAGACATCCTTAAGGCCTGCATTATGGCCTTATCCCCTATTCAATCAAAACCAGAAGCGCCAAAACTTGAACCTATTGCAATTGAACCTATTAAGCCGGTGGTGGATGAATTGCATATCAAAGCACTGGCAATCAATAGCATGATTGATAATTTGATCCGTGGTATAGGAGATAGAGCAGAAGTGCTTCAGGCATTAAAGGATTTTAAATCAGACCACGATTTAAAATCGTTAAAAAAGTATAAAGATTTAGCCACATTGAAAGCATCATGGGACTTAGATCAAGAATTAGAATCAAAATTCTATGAACAAGAAAGCATAGATACATCTGCTATCAGTGCTGAATCACTGATTAAGTCAAGTTTAGATTTAACAATTAATCCTGATGATTTACCATCTGATCTACATTATCAGCTAAATGATTATTTTAAAATTCCTGGAAGTCATTTATACACCACGTATGAGAATTATCTAAGTGGCGATATCTACTCTAAAATTGATTATTTATCTTCAATTGGTGGATATGATAATATCATCCAGGATCTAAAATCAAAACTAAGATTTACACCCTTAGATGAAGCACACATAAGCTTACGCGATAGGTGGATACCAGATTACATTAAGAATGAATTCACTCTTTGGTATGATTCAGAACTGAATACATCAGACTATAGCAAACTAGGTGTTATTTCATGGGATAACACTAATAATGTATATCTTGTATCTGGTAATAGGTCTGCTGATCCTGACAAGCAATGGCAAAGTCATGATGCAGGATTATTAGAGAAATATCTTAATCACTGTGGATTAGGTGGACGCGATCAGGATAAAGAATCGCGTATTCAAGCTATGCAAGATCTCGAAACTTTATTTAAAAATTATCTGCTTTCATCTAATCATATTGATTTATTAACAGATCTGTATAATCGTGCTTTTAATGGTTTTATTCAGCCTGAATATAGCACTAGTATAATCCCGATCCCGAAGTTTAATTTTAAGCTTCACGGATACCAATACCAGGCAATCAGAAAGTTATTAACTCTGGGTGCTGGCATATGCGCGTTAGATGTAGGCCTGGGCAAAACTCTTACATCAATTGCATTAGCTTGTAAGCTTAAATCAGATAAATTAGCAAATAAGCCCATGATTGTAGTTCCAAAGTCTGTAATGTCAAACTGGAGAAAAGAAATAGACAAAAGCACCCGGGGATTAAAAGTGCTATATATTGGCGAAGTATTTAAAGATGGTGGCAAAAGTAGCGCAATGAGTAAAGATCAGCGTGAACAAGCTTTAAAACAAGCTGCTTTAAACACTTGGGATATGATCATTGTATCTGATAGTGCTTTTCAGCAAGTTCCGCTATCCCCTGAAGCATCACAAGCTTATAGCGATAGTGAATTTTACAATGATCAATATGGTAAAAATCTTACAGAATACAAGGCAAACAAAGCACTTGATACTCACAAAATGAATGCAGAACTAAGAAAGTTCTTAAATGTGTCTGATCAGACATTCTTTGATGATCTGGGCATAGACGCGCTGATATATGACGAAGCACACGCATTAAAGAATTTCAAAGGTTCAAAGCAGAATGCCAGGATCAACTATCTACCATCAGGCGATGGAAGTAAACGATCATTTGATTTTAACGCAAAATCTACTTATCTTCGCTCAAAAAATAAATTTAGCAATGTGTACCTATTAACAGCTACACCTACCAAGAATAATCCACTTGAAATATACGCTATGATTTCACATATTGCGCCTAATGAATGGATATCTAGGGGCATTCATAATGTAGATCAATTTATTGATCATTATGGCCATATTGAATCAAAGATGATTCTATCCCCTTCAGGGGAATATTACGAAACACAATGCCTAACAGGATTTAATAACTTATCCAATTTGAGAGATATCTTGTATAAATATACTGATATGCGTAGCGCAGTAGAAGTTGGTTTAAAACTTCCAGAAGCACCCAATAAAATCATGTTATCAGATATGGATGATTGCCAGGTGATTTTATATGAATCACTTCGGGAACGTGCAAGCGATATTAAACCCGATGATCATCTATTTAGAATCATGCAAGAGATGGAGTGCGCCGCATTTGCTCCCCAGCTTAAATACCCTTTATCACATGATTACATATCCCCAAAACTGAAACAATTAATAGAACAAGTTAAGGCCCATGAGGGGCAATCACAATTAATTTTTACTTCTGATCTGTTTGTAGAATCTCATGTGATAATTGAACGCGCTTTAATTCAATCTGGTATTAGTTTAGAACAGATTGCAATAGCTAATGGTAAAACATGCCCTAAGTCTAGCGATAGGCAAAGATTAGCCGATAAGTTTAATTCAGGTAAAATTAAAATCCTGATAGGCAATGATTCTATTATTGGTCAAGGTATGAACTTGCAAGAGCAATGCAGTGTGATTCATCATGCTACTTTACCGTGGACACCTGCTGATATTATTCAGCGCAATGGTAGGGCTGTGAGACAAGGTAATACAAATGATTCAGTTACCATTTACTACTATTTTGCTCGTGGTACGTTCGACAGCATCAGACATCAGGCATTAATGAGAAAATCAGACTGGATCGGTGATCTTTGGCGTGGAACAAGTGATAACTATATCAATGAACAAGCGAGTTCATCAGGTGGTTTAGATATTCATGATTTACAAATTGCTTTAAGTCCTGATCCTGAGCAAGCCAGGTTAAATCTTGAGAGCAAGAAAAAAGCAGCACTGGCAGCATATGACAACAAGAAAAAAATAGCTGCATATCGCGAGTATCAAAGACTATTACAAATTCAGTCAAACATATCAAGATTGACCAAGAATAATCCAGATAGCTCTATATTATCAGGTATGGTAAAACAATTTGATTCAGGGATTCAATTCTTGATTAAATCTGAATTATTCACACATAAGCACCTGCTACCAAATGAAGAAATCAAACACCTATTAAGAGATGAACACGCGATAATAAAAGATGAAATTTATTTCAAAGGGGATATGATTTCATTCCTTTATGACGGTTCAAAAGTCTATGCTAAAATTTCAGGCATCTACGATAGATCCAGGCGCTTAACATGTGAATTATTAGCAAATTATAGCTTAAGATATTCTGTTGGATATCATTCAATAGATTTTAAAGATTTTGGCCTATTATGTGTGAATCCTGAAGTTTTAAGCGATGAACGCATAGAAATAATCAAAGCAGAACAAGATAAGTTTGCGCGACTATAGGCGCAACTGGCAATAAAATACTTTTAAAAATTGTTTTGAATACTTGGTTATAAGTTTGCATAGATATCTATGTTAGTTTATAATCAAGTTATTCTTAATATATGAGGTATCCAGATGTTTGATCCAAGTGAATTTGAGTATGAACATAACAAGGTGTTTGATAGTTTATCCAAGGAAGTGAAAAGTATTTTTTCAGGTATTATGAAAAAGCTTGAGGATTCAGATCAGCATGATTTAGCTATGGATCTTCAAGATGTTTCTAATGCTATTCATTTAAGTATTGAACAAGCATCATATGATGCATTCTCTGAAATCACCGCACAATGTGAAAGTCAAAAAAGTGAATTTTTAAAGAAAGTATCTGAAGCATCAGAAGCAATTAGCTTACTTCAGAAATATGATTCAGCCCTGGATCAATTCTTTACCATCAATGGCCGATACTTTGACTATAAATCAATAAATGAGGGAGTAGAAGTATTATCAATCATTTCTGAATTATAATTTTAACCTGAAACTTTCCCCCGTTCCCTGAAAAAATCAATAACAATTTTTATGAGGTATTTATGATGAACACGATTTATGAAGCCCCCAAAGAAACAGCAAAAAAGATCCGCAAAGTACTTAAAAAAGCATTCCCTGAAACTAAATTTTCAGTCACTACTGATGTATGTAGCATGGGATCTTCAATTAACGTGTCTTGGACTGATGGCCCTTTAGATTGCCAAGTATCCCCATTAGTAAATCAGTTCCAAGCCGGTTATTTTGATGGTATGCAAGATATGTATATCCCTGGTTCCTACACATGCCCATTTGATGGTATGCAATACTCAGGTGCAAAGCACTTATTCACAAAACGTACTTTATCTGCTGAATATGAATCAAGGATTCATGATTACATGCAATCCTATTACACCGAACAAAAACAAAAAAATGATTATGGCTATTATCAGGATTTTGATTATTGTGATCAAAAGCTATACATTGAAAGCATTATTACACCTGATGAAAATATGCTTTTATTATCCAAAGCATACCGCGATGCAAGCGGATCAAGCTATACCAAGGAATCATATCAAGCAGCTTGTGAAGCAATTGATGCATACATGTATGAGTTTAAGAAACAAAATCCAGCTATCAAACACCTGGGCTCACAAGTAATCAGGAATTATCTTGAATACTGCTATAAGCCTGCTGAATCTATCCCTGATGATTTTGATTCGTTGGCTATAGATGGTTATGAATTAGAGCCTGAATCAATCGAGCATGAATCACCAAAACTTGAACCCATTGCACCGGCTGATGAATTATCAATTGATGGCTATACCCTGGATGATTCAGCACCCATTGAACCTATTAAACCAGTATCAACATGTGCCACGTGTGGCAATCCATCAGAGCATATTTACTGTTCTTATGATTGCCTACCGATTGAAGCGCCTGATGAACCATCAGACGTTAAGGATATTTATTTTAAGGGTGTAAAAATTGGCTATAGCTACCGGCTGAAACATGCTCTTAAGTTTGTAGAAACATACACCCATAAAACAGAAAAAACTACTTATGAGTTAAATACTGATCTTGATGCTGAATCACAAGCATTAAACATCTTTATCATGGTATTTGAAGCAAAACTCAAGGCGCTTTATCCAGTGGCTAATGCTGATCTTAGTGTGCTTGATTTGGATTCTGCATATATTGATTTATTACCTTTTATGGCATCAAAGGAACAAGCTTATAACTTAACCATTATTGCCAGTGATCCAAGTGACAAAACAAAGCTTTGCATAGGGCATATCTTAACTGATGGCAATGGGTTTACTTTTGCGGATCATGCTTATGGTAATATTTCTTTAGTATCAGCATCTAACCTGATAGAAGCATCTATTCAAGCATTAGATCAAGTATCAATACATTCAAAGATTAACAGACACTTACACCTGGATTTTAAAACATCCGATGATTTGCCAGTGATGGTAAAATCATTTGATGGAAGTTTGTCCAGTGTGGGCCGTGTCTTTGAATCCAATTGCACTGGTAACACAAAATGGTATTATTACAATTCATCCACTGATTTAATAGAATCCACTGATAAAGCATGTTCATTATCATCTGCAATAGATGACGCTATTGTATTGTTTAAAACATCTTATGCTATGAGCCTATGCGATCAAGGATTAATTGATAACAAGTGCTTAGCATTATCAGATGTGTTACCTGATTTTGATCATGGGGTGATCATGCTTCATGATGGCTTATTCAAGTTTCAGGGATTGCAGCAAGTTACCCTTCAAGCATCTAACTGGTATGATGCCATCATTGAAGTGTTAGAGCATGAATACCATTTGATGCCTGAAGCTTTACCGGAACCATTAGAGATTGATGATTTTGATAGCCTGGACTTAGATATAGATGGTTATAGCCTGGAGTATGATGACACTCCAGAAACACCAAGCCATGATAAAGCGCCTATTCAATCACTTAAGCCTGATACATCTATCCCTAAGCTTGATCCCCTGAATGCACTTTATGCAGATTTTTTTAAGTCTCAAGCTTGGATGGTAGCAGCATGAACACCGAATTAATATTCTTTAGCACTTGCTTGGTTATTTATTTCATCTGTTCACTGCCAGATGAACTACCCCAAATAGCCATGAATTATTTTAAACGGTTCATGCTAAAATAAGTTTTAAGTGTTTGGGCTTCATGCCTGGATATCTCTTAAAAAATTGTTATTCCCCTGTCAAGCCATCAGGCCAAAGCGGGGGATTTTTTCGTGCTGGCATCAGGCCTGGTATGCTTCAGCCATCAAAGCAACTTTTGCCAGGGCAAAAAATAATTAAAGGGTGTTATTTTTCCTATGGGGAAAAAAGCATTTTTTTAGAATATGCCTGGTAAAGATTTATAAACATAACCTGAATTTTACTTTTAAACTGCTTTGATAGGCTATGAATATGCTAATTGTATGCAATGTATGTACACGCTGCATCAGGGAAGTGGTCACCATGTGGCGAATCGCCAACGATAAGCCCATAAAATCATACTTAGCTTGCTTTTGTCAAACTATTGATTAGATAGCTATCATGTGTTCTAATAGAGTTATCAGGCTATTAGCCTAAAACAATTTTTAATAAAAGGTATCTATGATTAAACTAAACACGGTTCAAGATTGCTTAGATTTTATGAAATCACATCCAAGAACAGGCTTTAATGCTTGCATTAGCATTATTTGCGGCATTCACTTAATTGATTATATTTCTTTAGTGGATGAAAATCATATCCCTGATCCCTGTTTTGATCAGACATTCTTTAATAATTCAGAGATTCAAGAACTTTTAGGCATTTCTATCTCTGAATCTATTGGCACAAAATTTATGATTGAGGTAGCTTGAAATGATCATCACTCAATTAATCACATTTACGGTGATATGGTTACATTTAGATGTTTAAAACCATCCAAGCGCAATCCAAACAATTTTATTACATCAGGGAATTACCAATTACAAGCAAGAATGAAAAATTCATAAAATAATCAAGTGGGCCATAATTGGCCCCTGATATCAGGATCTAACAGGGTTCTGATATCAGGGACTAACAGACCTGATAACAATTTTAAGAGGTATCTACAAATGATTTTAAAATCTATCGCAATTGATAAAAATATAGCTTTAGTTTACGAATCCCACGAATCCCATGAATCAATTGATGATTCAGCTATGGATGATTCCCTGATAGAATCAATTGAATCTGATTATTATGGCGGTAACAAAGCCGCCTGGTTTGATGCCAGTGTTTCAGTATGGGACTCAGGGATCAAAACGGCTGAATCATGGCTTTGCAGTTGCAACTATGGCAGTTTTCAGGAGTGGCTAGAGTCTGATAGTTGTTCTGATTTGGCAGATCAGGCATTGCATGAGTCACTACCAAAATAATGCTTGGGGCCAATTGGCCCCTGATATCAGGATCTAATGGGTTCTGATATCAGGGACTAGTCTCTGACAATAATTTTTAACTGAGGTATCCAAAATGATTTATCAATACAATTTTAACTATACGCCTGATATGTTTGGCAGTGACATCACCGATCCTGAATCTGATTTAATTGCTGAGTATATTAAATCAGAGTTTGATAGCAACTCTGATTTTGATAACGTCGAATTTACTATTAAACGCGACGGCAATAGATCGGGCCTGTATTGCTCAGATAATAATGTCAATTTATCAGATATTGATTTACTAGAATCTGATATTAAAAATTGGTTAGACCGAAACTCTGAATCACAATTTACCGGATTAATCACAGCTATTACAGATTCACTCACAATATCAGATAAACAATTTAATAATAGTGTTAAGATTTCTATCAATTATTTAAACGGGACGCGTTACGAAAATATCTGGACACAGCTATCTAAATACTATCCCTGCATATCTGATACTGAGATATACATAATCAGAGAGATATTATCCGATTACGCAATCAAAGATCGGTCAATCACTGATTTCTATTTTAGTATTGACAGTATTAATGACACTGAGTTTAAGTTTGAATCAATTGTATCAGGCCTGCTCAAACTAGATCTGGCATATGATCAAGCTGAATCAGATTGCAAAGAGAGAATCTATCAAGACGCGTTAGAGTCGTCAAACGGCAACAAAGCAGTAGCTATAAACGCGCTTCAGGGTTACGACTCAAAAGTCATTTATTACTATGACAAAGATCATGACGTTTTTACAATTGACGGTCACGGATTGACAGAAGATCTGTCCCATTCTGATCTCACTGCTATCAGTCGCCTTGATCTAACTGATTTGTTTAGCGATTTTATCGGATAACACTATCAGTTCTCAATTGCCCCTGCTAATAACAGGGGCTTTTTTATGCTCATTTTTTAAACTGCAAACTGAATCACAATAGACACACAAAGCGAATAGAGCGCGATATAAAGCAGTGTATTCAATTTTTAATACTATTACCTAAAATTTTTATATCGTGGCATATGGGCTAATATAGCGTGTTAGAGCATAGGGAATATACACAGGGGAATATACACAGGGGAATATACACAGGGGATTTAGGATTTAATGGGGATTATTTATTCAGTTATTCAGCTACAGGGGGATTACTCAGTAGTAATTAGGATTTAGGACTCAGGGTTTAACGGGGGATTCGATAGGGATTATGGGGGATAGATCCGATCACCCCCCGCTGCATCTATCTGTTATCAGGTTAAACTATCCATAATCTGGACTATCACTATATCTCAGGCTGATTTATAAATCATTTTAATTCCCGTCTATCGTCGCTAGTGAGTAGACACGGTTCGATTTGTCAGTGTAAACCCGTGTTTTTTGGCACTGGCAAAGATCAGAAATTATTGAAATATGCCTGAATCTATTGTCATCACTGGATATCAGGCTTATTTTACGTTTGCCGGTGCTTAGGATAACTCTATCTGATTTGTGTAAACCCGTGTTTTTTGGCACTCAATTATTATCAGGTATTATCAGGATTCAGGCTTTATCCTGATTTATGAGATTATATCTACAATACAGGCCGATTCAGTAGATCTGATTTCATTTTCAATAAGAACTATTATTGAATATCAAATGTAAAACCCCGTGTTTTTTGGCACTCGGAAGTACAATTTTTAGATATTTTTTAAATTATTTTCAATCTTTTTTAGTGGCGAACCGGCCTATTTTAGGCTTCAGTTCGCCAAGTTGACTACTTAAGGCATGGGGTAGGGTGCTGAAAATGTCCACTCCAGAGGCGACACCCAGGGGGTCGGGCCGAGACATCCCCCATCACCCCCAAAAAAATCCCCCCAAAAAAATCCACAACAAATTCTTGCCCCCCTCAATCTACGAAAAAATATTACTCCTATAATCCCTCGTCCCTATACAAATCTTCTCAACCACAAACCCGTTCTAGAACCACGATGACCACTACACATTGAACAAAACAAACAAACAAACAAACAAACAACAACATCACACAA